GACCATCCGCATCCCCGCCCCCCGCCACCGCCAGCCCGCCTAACCCCGAAGGGACTGAATCGCCGTGAGCAGCACCGCCATCGAGAAGGTCAACGGCACGAAGCTGCCCGAGACCTCGCACGCCGAGTCGTGGGCGCGGGCCGGCATCGCGGATGCCGAGGCCGAGGCGATCCGCGCCCGTACCGCCGCCGACGTTGAGGCCCGCCGCATCGAGGCCGAGGCGAAGGCGGAAGCCATCCGCGTCAAGGCCCGCGAAGACGCCGAGAAGCAGCGCCTCATCAACGAGCGTCAGCGCATGGCCCTCGAGGAGAAGAAGGCCGCGCACGACAAGAAGATCGCCGCCGAGAAAGCCGAGCAGGCCGAGATCGAGCGCAAGGCCTGGGAAGCCGACCAGCTAGCCGCCGCGCAGCAGGCAGCCGCGGCCGCTGCTGCAGCCGACGTCGAGACCGCGGACGGTCGGTGGCGCACCTACGCGCTCGGGTTCTACATCGTGTGCGCGATCGTTGCCCTCCCCGTTCAGATCGCGGCGTTCTGGTCGCCGTCCGCGCCGTGGCTGATCGTCGCCCCGCTGATGCTCGAAGGCGGCGCCTGGGTCGTCCTCAAGGGCGCCGCCGCAGCGGTCGCCTCCAACCGCCCGCACTGGCACTACCGGGCCATCGCCTGGTGCCTGGCATTCATCGCCGCCGGGATCAACCTGTGGCACGGACTGCACGCCTTCGACATCGCCACCGCCGTCGGCACAGCCTTCGCGTCGGTCGCCGGCCCGGGTGTGTGGGACCTCCACGAGCACGGTCGGATCCGGAAGCGCGACGGTGCCCTCACCCGCGCCGAGCGGAAGGCGAAGCGGGCGCAGGAGAAGCAGGAGGCAGCCGCGAAGGCCGCCGAGGAGAAGCGTGTGGCAGCCGAACAGGAGGCGAAGGAGAAGGCCGCTGCCGAGGCCGCGCGACAGCTGGCGGAGCTCCGCGAGAAGGAGTTCCCGAAGGTGTGGGCTCACGCCCGACGCCTGGCCGCCGCGCTCGGCGAAACCGACCCGAACGCCGTGTGGCGGCGTGCCCACATTGACATCGAGGGTGTCGAGCCGGGCGAGTCCGTCGACATCATTCGCGGCCGGAACATCGCGGAGCGGCGCGTTCTCGCGGCCCGCTCCGAAGCCCCCGGAAGCACGCCCAGCAAGGTCACAAACGCGCAGCGTGCATCGCAAATGCCCCCCACATCAAAGACCCGTCGCTACACGCCCCCCGCCAGGCCCGGAGTCCGCCGCAAGGGCGACACCCCGAAGTACGTCTCGGCCGCCCGCAAGCAGGCTGCCATCACCGCCCGTACCGCCGCCTCCGAGGAGTCGAAGTGACCACCGCCCCGTACACCGAGCAGACCATCGACCGGCCGGCGCTCAGCCTCGTTCCCGACCCGCTCGAGGGTGTCGTCGTCAAGCACCAGGACGAGCAGCGGCCCGCCTGGATCGAGTCCCAGACCGCCCGGCTGCAGGCCGCCCAGCGGCACGCCGTCGACAACCGGCTGTACGTCGGTTGGACGTTCCGCGGCTACGGCCGGCTCGCCCGCACATGGTGGGACGGATACCGCGACGACTACCCGCAGATGATCCGCACCGCCCGCGCCGAACTGAAGGCAGCGAAGACGTTCGACGCCCAGGCCGCGGCCAAGGCCAACGTCCTCGCCCTGCGGTCCGCCTACAAGCAGCACCGCAAGTGGTACGCCATCAAGACCGCCGTCGGCGCCACCGCGACCGTCGCCCCCGCCAGCGTCGGAGTCGCCGCCGGCGGGCTGTGGACATCGATCGCACTCGGCATGGCGACCGCCGTCTACGGCGCCACCAAGGGAAGCCCCGCCGCCATCGAAGCCGCCACCGACCCGGGCGTCATCGAGATCGGCGCCGCCGACGGCGAGCCGTTCCCCATCGCCGACGCCCGCACCCGCACCGAAGCCGCCGAATGCGTCCGCCGCGCCCTCCTCTCCGAAGGCATCCACGTCGCCAAAGTCGAAGCCCACAAGCACCACGCGTGGGGCTGGGAGGTCACCGTCCAGCTTTCCAAGGGCAAGCCGGCCGACATCGTCACCAAGGCGCCCGACCTGGAGACGCCGCTCGACCTTCCCGAGGACGGGCTGCTGTGCCAGCCAGAGCGGGCATCCCGCGGCCGTGTGATCCTCCGCCTCGTCGAAACCGACCCGTTCGCGAACATGCCGCAGGCGCCTGAGCGGAAGCCGAACAGCCGTCGCATGAAGGACAAGCAGGTCGTCGCCTACCGCATGGACGGACAGCAGTTCGAAGCATCGCTGCTCGGCGTGCACGTGGTCGTCGTCGCCTCCTCGGGCGGCGGCAAGTCCGTCATCCTGCGCACCCTCGCCGACACGCTCACCGCCTGCGACGACGTCCTCGTCGGCGACCTCGACCCCGGCGGTAACGGCCTCGCCCCGCTCGCCCACGCGCTCGGAGTCCGGGCGATCGGCGACGACAACATGGGCCAGATCGAGACCATCCTCGACCAGGCCCTGAAGATTGCGAAGGCGCGGCCGACCCTGTTCGCCGAGCTCGGCATGGGCGAGAACTGGGAACCGTCTCCCGAGCGCCCGGCGATCGTCCTGTTCCTCGACGAGTACCCGCAGCTGTCCGACCGGGCCAAGGAGCTCGCGGTCAAGATTCTGCGCGTCGGCCGCAAGTCCCGCGTACAGCTCGTCATCGCCGCCCAGGAGGCGACCGCCGACAGCATTGGCGCCGCTATCGCGGACAGCATCGCCCTGAAGATCGTCGGCCCGTCTCGGCATCAGGACGTCAAGCAGGTCTTCGGGCAGGGCGCCGGCGCGAACGGCTGGCGACCCGACCGACTGCACCCCGCGGAGGGCGAAGCGATCGGCGAAGACCTGAGGGATGCGAGCAAGGCCTACATCATGGGCTGCGGTTCACGGGAGCCGCTGATCCACAAGTTCCTGTTCCTTGATGGCCAGGCTGCTCTCGAGCGTGCCAAGGAGCGAGCCGCAGCCGGCCGCCCGGTTGTGGATGCTGACAGCCTCCGTGCAGCCGGACTGGACCACTTCGGCGCCACTGACGCCGACAGGCTTCGCACCGACCTGCCGCGGATCGTGACCATGGCCCGCGGAGCGTTCGCTGCCGCCGACGACGCCGAGTTCCTGTCCACCGTCGAGATCTGGGAGTACCTCGCACGCGTCGCCCCGGAAACCTGGGGGCGTCAACTGTTCGACATGGACGACACAAAGGCCCGTCGGGCAGCCGCCCAGCGCCTTGCCAGCGAGCTGAAGAAGGCCGTCGACGCGATGGGCCTTGACGTCGACGTGACCACTCGCCAGATCACCGGCGGGGCCCGCGGCTATGAGCTCGACACCATCCGCCAGATCACTGGCGAAACCCGGCCTTAGGACGCCAGGCAGGTCGTGACGCCGTTGTGACGCCGCAGGTCAGGGTCGTGACGCACCTCGTGACGAGGTCGTGATTCCGGGGCTGAGGTCGTTATGGCGTCACGACCCATCACGACCCGCATCACAAGCCTGACCTGCACAGTCACGACCCCAGCCATGCCCAGTCACAACCGATATGCGAAGAACTTCCCGACTCGAAGGAGAAGATCATGACCGTGTACCAGCGCACCAAGCGAGACGCGAAGCGGGCCGACCGAGAGGTCCGCAAGGGCCAGAAGCTGTACGTCCTCAAGACGGTCGCCACCAACCTCGCCCCCTACGAGGACAGCCATCTCTACTCTGAGTACACGGTGTCCTACCGGCACCCACTCATGCCCGGGTGGATGATCTCCGGCTCGCTGTCCGTCGAAGGCCTCGTCCTCCGCGAAGGGCCCGTCTACACCAGCCCCCCGAAGGGCGTCCGGAACCTCGCCACCCCCGGCCCGCAGGTCGCCGCCCCTGACCCGAAGAAGGTCGCCGACCGGGCCAAGCGCGGAATGTTCGCCCGCCGATGACTCCCACCCTCGCGCCGGCCCGTGTCGAGGTCACCGTCGACCTCGACACGCGGCTCGCCATCGCCGACGCCGCCATGACCCTCCGCCTCGAGCAGGCCCAGCTCCAGTTCGATGTGAACACCGCCCACCTCCCCGACTCGCCGGTTGTGGAGCTGGAGATTGGGGATCTGGCCGCCCCGATCCTGCCCGCGATCGAAGCCCAGCCGGCCAGCCCGCTCGCCGCCGTCTACCTCGGCGCCATCCAGATTATCCGTGAACGCGGCTGGGCCCGCGGCGGCCTCCGTGACGAGCAAGGCGCCGTCTGCGCCGTCGGAGCCATCCGAGCCGCCGCACACAACCGGGGCCAGGCCGACGACGCCTGCGCCCACCTCCTCGACACCATCCAAGCCCACTTCGCCGATGCAGAAACCGTGCCGTCGTGGAACGACCAGCAGACCAACGCTGGGCCCGTCATCCGCATCCTCGGCACCGCCGCCAACAACCCCTGAAAGGAGCAGCCATGCCGAACTTCCCCAAGCAGATCACCGACGGCAACGGTGACACCTGGGAACCCACCGCCGGCCCCGGCCGCCACGGCGAACCCGTCTACTACCCGACCACCGGCCCCGAAAGCTGGTCCCTCACCCCCAGCGAAATCCGTCAGCAGTACGGCATCCGCAGCACCAAGTGACCGCCCCTACCTGCGGCCCTCGCCCACCACGGCGGGGGCCGTGGTCGTGGGAACCGCGCGGGCGATCCAGCCGTGGCCGCACCGGTCCGTTGGCCGGAGAGTCGGCCGCGCACCCAACAGCCGGCACAGCTGATCGAGCGCCCGCTCGCACTCAGCCCGCGTCCGGCCGCGCACCATGTAGGAGACCCCCATGACGGCAGTCTGCCGCAGGGGGGTCGGGTGGGGAATGAGTCAGGGCTCGTCCGGCCGAACGAAAATGCCCCCACCCTCGCTCACTTCGATGGTGGGCGGGAGCGGCAGCTCTGTGCGGAAATGATGCCCGCACGGATCGATGTCCGTCAGCAGCTCCTCGCCGTCCAGCGTCTCGAAGACCGACCACATCACGTGGTCTGCTGGACCACCGCACTTGGGGCACGCTGGCGCGGGTGGGAGAACGGGGTCGACGCGGAGGTGGAGGTGTTCCCGGCGGATCTGTTTACGCCGTTCGTCGAGATCCGTCCGGAGCTTCATCCACCGTTCCTGGGTCAGTTCGATCCTTCCACTCTTCATGGGCTCCACTCTCCTTGTAGTCGGGGTGGTCGGCGTAGGGCAGGGCGAGGCGTTTGATGGCCTTATGCAGCGCGAGGAGCGCGCCAGCAGAGGCGGGGTCGTTCGGATGCGCGCGGCGGGTGTCCATCACTTGCTCGTAGTCGTCGAGCAGCTGCCGCTTCGCTTCGACGTCGGCGAGGACGCGGGCCGGGTCATGGCGGGCGATGTGCGCAGCATCGTTGTCGCTCACGTGCATGCCCCACGCGTCGTGACCCCAGCCGGACAGAACCTCGACCAACTCGCGGTCGCCCTCTCCGTCGAAGCCCGCGCGGATGAGAGCGGGCCCGCAATGCCCCCACACGTCTTCCTCCGGGGTCCACTCCCACGGGCCCAGAGTGGCCGCGTGGGCTGTCTGCTCGTCGTCGTCGAGGCGTGCCCGCAGGAACGCCACCAGATCAGCAGTCATGACTGCTCCCTGGTCTCGGGCTTCAGCTTCCCGACCGTGGGGGGCCGCTTCCTTTCGACGCCCTCCGCGCGGGCGATGCGGCGGAACACCTCGGGTGTCAGGCCGGTCAGTTCGGCGAGCTGACCGACGCTGGCGCCGGCCTTGAGTTCGCGGGCGGCCAGGTCGCGCATGGCTGGCTTGAGGTCGCGTTCGGCTTCGTAGTGCCGCTTGTAGCGGGCGAACAGGTCGGCTGCGTCCTTGGGGGGCTGGTAGCTGGGCATGCCCCCTATCCTCCCACAGCGTGTCGGCCTACGGGAATGCCTACGCGTAGCCCTATTGACAGGGCTACACGTAGCCCTCATGATGGAGATACACCGCAAGGCAGCACACCCAAGGGGGCCACCCATGAACCGTCGCCACCGCACCGCCCGCCAGGCCATCACCGCCGCACTCCACACCACCAAGGCCCTCGCCTACCGCACCCTCTCCGGCATCGTCGCCCTCCACGTCGACCAAGGCCGACTCATCCGCACCGGCGACCTCCTCGACCGCCTCGGCGCCGACCTCCCCGACGGACAGCGCTCCTGGTACGGCCGCCACGTCGCCAAGGCCTACCGCCAGGCGAACCAGGGCGCCGCCGCCATCAAGGTCTGGACCCAGCACCGCACCACCGGCCGCTGGATCCACGTCCACGTCTACTCCCCGCTCGAGCCGGCCCTGTACGAGGCGCTCACCACCTACAAGGCCACCCGCAGCATCAGCCGCGCCGCACTCGTGGAGGCCGCATAGACCGAGTACGCCGCCTGGGAGCTCACCCCCGCCGAAGAAGCCCGCCTCGACCGCACCTACTGGGACCGCGACTACGACGACGACCCACCCGACCCCGACGACTAACCGGAGCACACATGCCGAACTGCGACTGCGGCACCTGCTGCAACGCCTGCGGCCACGACCCCAACTGCATCCGCAACACGGCCCCGGAAGGCGACGAATGAACACCACCCCGCACCTGCTCGTCATCACCTGCGACGGCACCGACGTCGACTGGACCCACCCCGCCGACTGCGCCGACGACCAGCACTGCGAGATCCTCCGCCGCACCTCCCACGCCACGCTCAACGACATGGCCGACCTCGCCGCAGGCCGCCCCGACGGCACCTACCGACTCGGCCTGTACGGCTTCAACGGCCTGTGTCTCACCGACGACACCGGCCACCTGCTCGCCGACGCGGCCTGACATTGGCCCACACTGGCCCGCCCCACCACACCAGGTGAGGTGGGCCACTTGTATGCACCGCGTGGCATCCTCTTGAAAGAGAGGAGGCGACGATGGCCAACCCGAACCAGGACGCCCGCGGCGGCAACGGTCGGTACGTGCGCACCCTCACCGTCGCCCAACGCGATGCCGAAGCCGCACGCTTGCGCTCCCAAGGCTGGACCTACGAACGGATCGCCGACCACCTCGGCTACAGCGACAAGTCCAACGCCCGCCGCGCGATCGAGAAGGTACTCAAGGACACCGTCCAAGAAGCCGGCGACGAGCTGCGGACGATGGAACGCGAACGCCTCGACCGGCTCTCCGAAGCCGCCTGGGCCGTACTGGAGCGGCAGCACGTCACCGTCTCCAACGGGCGCGTCATCTCCCTGCCCGACCCCGAGACAGGAGAGAGCAAGCCGCTCCCCGACGACGGGCCCGTGCTGCAGGCCATCGACCGGCTGCTCCGCATCTCCGAATCCCGCCGGAAGCTCGAGGGCCTCGACGCCCCCTCCCGCGTGTCCGTAGACGCGGAGAACCTCGGCGCGGAGATCGGCGCCATCCTCGACCGACTCGGGGGCGAACATGGCGACAGCACCTGACCTCGACCATGTCCGCGCCCAAGTCCAAGCCCTCGTCAAAGCCGGGGACACCAAGCAGTTGAAGCTGCTGCGGGACAAGCTGAAGGCCCGCGCCGACCAAGCCTCCCTCGCGGAGCGCACCGCACGCTACGCCGACCAGCCCGTGAAGTGGGTGCAAGAGCGGCTGCGGCAAACCGTGTGGTCGAAGCAGCGGGAAATCCTGCACGCTGTCCGCGACCACCGGCGTACCGCGGTCCGCTCCGGGCACGGCGTCGGCAAGTCCTGGACCGCGGCCCTGGTCGTCTGCTGGTGGCTCGACACCCACCCGCCCGGTACCGCGTTCGTCGTCTCCACCGCGCCCACGTTCTCCCAGGTGCGGGCGATCCTGTGGCGGTACATCCGCAAGCACCACAAGGCCGGTGACCTCGCCGGCCGGGTCAACCAGACCGAGTGGCTGATGGACGACGAGCTGGTCGGCTACGGCCGTAAGCCCGCTGACCATGACGAGTCTGGCTTCCAGGGGATCCACGCCCGCTACGTCCTCGTCGTCCTCGATGAGGCGTGCGGCATCCCCGAACAGCTGTGGGTCGCCGCCGACGCCCTCGCCACCGGCCCCGACTGTCGCATCCTCGCCATCGGCAACCCCGACAACCCGGCCTCCCACTTCCGTAAGGTGTGCGCCCCCGGCTCGAGCTGGCATCAGATCAGCATCAGCGCCTTCGACTCCCCGAACCTGACCGGCGAGGACATCCCCGAGGAGATGGCCGTCTCCCTCGTCGGCCGCGAATGGGTCGAGGAGAAGGCGAAGGAGTGGGGCGAGGACAACCCCATCTACCGCTCCAAGGTGCTGGGGGAGTTCAGCGCGGACGCCCCCAACCAAGTAGTGCGGGCGTCGGATGTGGCGAACTGTCGCATGCCGGTGGAAGGCGCACCGAAGGCGCACCTCCTCGAACCGGTCGAGCTCGGTGTCGACGTCGGTGGCGGCGGCGACGAGACCGTCATCCGGGAGCGCCGCGGCCGGCTAGCGGGCAGGGAATGGCGGGCGCACACAGACCGGCCGGAGAAGATCGCACCGCTTGTGCTGCAGGCGATCCGGGAGACCGGCGCCACCGCCGTGAAGATCGACTCGATTGGTGTCGGGTTCGGCGTCATCGGCGAACTCCGCAACGCCGCCTCCCGCGGCGAGCACACGGCACACATCCACGGCGTCAACGTCGCCTCCGCAGCCAGCCGATCCGACAAGTTCGTCAACCTGCGCGCCGAGATGTGGTGGGAGCTCGGCCGCGGCCTGTCCGCAGAGCAGGGCTGGGACCTCGCCAAGATGGACAACGCCGACACCACGATCGCCCAACTCCTCGAGCCCAGGTGGGAGGTCGACCCCAAGGGCCGCATCAAGGTCGAACCCAAGGAAGAGATCATCAAGCGTTTGGGCAGGTCACCGGACAACGCCGACGCGCTTTTGTTGGCTTTCTACAGTGCAGGGCGAACCAGGGTGAGGTGGCTGTGAGCACACGCAAGGTACCAATCCGCAGGTGGGCACAGAAGTTGAAGACCTGTATGCCTGTCCTTCTCGACTTGAATGCGGCTATTCTTTTGTCTATAGGAGCCAATAGGGTCTACGGGCCTGCGGGCTGGATCACTGCCGGACTAGCGGTCATCGCGATCAACTGGCGGATCCACCCGGACTAGTGCGGGGTGGGAGGTGCGCGTGGCCAGGACACTCCTCGGCGCACTCCTCAACCGCACCGCCACCAGCACCCCGGTCCCCTTCGCCCCCCGCACCGCCCGCCACGCCTTCGGCTACGCAGGCCGGCGAGACGCCGTCGCCCAGATGGCCGCCATGGGCTCCGTCGGCACCCTGTTCTCCATCGTCAACCGCACGTCGAACGCGACGTCGCAGGTCGACTGGAAGCTCTACCGCAAGGCCAAGTCCGGCCGCGCCGAAGACCGCGTCGAAGTCACGAGCCACGCCGCCCTGGACCTGTGGCAGAAGCCCAACGGCTTCATGCCACGGCAGGAGTTCGTAGAAGCGTCGCAGCAGCACATCGACCTCACCGGCGAAGGCTGGTGGGTCATCGCCCAGCACGAGCGGGTCAAGCTCCCGCTCGAGCTGTGGCCCGTCCGTCCCGACCGAATCACCCCCGTGCCGGACCCGGAGACGTTCCTGGCCGGCTACATGTACACGTCGCCCGACGGGCAGCAGATCGCCCTCGACCTGGACCAGGTCATTCAGCTGCGGATGCCGAACCCCCTGGACCCCTATCGGGGGATGGGACCGGTGCAGTCGATCCTGTCCGACCTCGATGCCACCAAGTACTCCGCCGAGTGGAACCGCAACTTCTTCCTCAACAGCGCCGAACCGGGCGGCATCATCGAAGTTCCGAACGCCCTGTCGGACCCGGACTTCGACCAGCTGCGCATGCGGTGGAACGAGCAGCACAGGGGAGTAGCGAACGCGCACAGGGTGGCGATCCTCGAGCACGGCAAGTGGGTCGACAGGAAGTTCACCCAGCGGGACATGCAGTTCGCCGAACTCCGCGGCGTGTCCCGGGACGTCATCCGGGAAGCGTTCGGCATACCCGCCTTCGCGCTCGGCGAGGTCGCCGACGTCAACAGGGCCACCGCCGAAGCATCCAAGACCTGGTTCGCCGAGATGCTCACCGTGCCCCGCCTCGAGCGCATCAAAGCCGCGCTCAACCACGACCTCCTGCCGCTCTTCGGGGCCACGGCCAAGGGCCTCGAGTTCGACTACTGTGACCCGGTCCCTCCGGACGTCGAGACCGAGGCGGCGCAGCTCACCGCCCGCGCCAACGCCGCCGAAGCCCTACGCCGCGCGGGATGGGATCCGGACGACATCCTGTCCGCCGTCGGCCTCCCCGACATGCGGCACGCCAGCCCGACTCCCGCCGCCGTTCCACAGCAGACCAAGCCCGCCGCGTCGTGGCTTCCCGCCAGCTCCACCCTCCTCGCCCTCACCGGCACCGAAGAGAACGCGCTCGAGCAGGTACGGCAGCAATACACCCAGGCCCTCGACGCGCTCCTGGCCGAGTGGGAAGGCATAGCCGACGAGCAGATCGACCAGCTCACCGACGCCATCACCGCAGCCATCGACGACGAAGACCTCCCCGCGCTGGCCAGCATCACCGCCCCAGTCGACCGTAGCGTCTCCGTCCTCGCCCGCGCCCTCGGCCAGATGGCCACCACGGCCGCTGAGCAGATGGCATCGGAAGCCGCCGACCAGGGCGTCAACGTCTCCGTTCCGGCGGTGAACGCCGCCCTGTTCAACCGGGGCCCTATCGCGTTCGGCGACGAACTCCTCGGCATCGCGCAGGCCACCGCGGTGATCCTCGCCGACGACCTTGCCCGGCAGGCCGCCATCGAAGCCATGCGCCAGTACACCCCCGGGGCGGTCGGACGGCGCGTCGCCGACAGCGTCAAGACGAAGCTCCGCGGCCTGAAGAACAGGTTCCGCCGCGAGCAGCTCGGCGCAGCCGTCCACCGCGCACAGAACGTGGGCCGCATCGCGGTCGTCGAGGCCACCCCGGCCGCCGTGTACACCGCGACGGAGAAGCTCGACGGCAACACGTGCCCCCCGTGCCGAGCCATCGACGGCACCGAATACACCGACCTCGACACCGTCCGCGCCCTGTACGCAGCGGGCGGCTACCAGCAATGCGAAGGCGGCAGCCGGTGCCGCGGCACATTCACGGCCCGATGGGAGGCTGCGTCATGAGACTGCGCCACACAGCTGCAGCGAGGGCGCGGGCGTTGGGCCCGCTGCCCCGCCGCCTGCTGACCAACAGTGTGCCGACGGGAGCGGCGAGGGCTGCCTTCCTGTCGGCCGGCGCCGGTGACGGGCGCCCGGGTGGGGAGGAGAGGGGGGCTCGCGGTGGGCGTCCGCGGGCCTCCCTCCAGCCTGGCCGCGACTGGTACCGCATCACCAACAACGCAGGCTCGGTCGTCGTCGACATCTTCGATGAGATCGGCTACTGGGGTGTGACGGCCGCTGACTTCCAGCGTGAGCTCGCCGCGGTCACCGCCACCGAGATCACGGTGAACCTCAACTCGCCCGGTGGGGAGATTTTCGAGGGCATCGCGATCCACAACGCGCTGCGCTCCCACCCCGCCGCAGTGACCGTTCGGGTCGCGGGCCTGGCCGCATCGATCGCCTCGGTGATCGCGCTGGCCGGTGACCGGGTCATCATGCAGCCCCATTCACAGATGATGATCCACGACGGCTCTGGCCTCGCCATCGGCAACGCGCAGGACATGCGCGACATGGCTGACCTCCTCGACCGGCAGTCCAACAACATCGCCGCCGTCTACGCCGAACGCGCGGGCGGCACTGTCGAGGAGTGGCGCGAGCGGATGCTCGCGGAGACCTGGTACTCCGCTGACGAAGCCGTCGAGGCGGGCCTTGCTGACGAGGTTGACCAGCGTGCCCGACAGGCAGAACCCGAGCCGAAGGTGCAGCCCGCCGCTTCCTGGGACCTGTCCGTGTTCCGGCACGCCGGCCGGGAGCAGGCGCCGGCGCCGGTCCTCAACACGGCGACCACGACTGAGGCCCCCGTCGAGGATCTCCAGCCGGTGGCTGAGCCAGCTGCAGTCGAGCCCACGCCTACGCCGGAACCGGCCGCGCCCAGCGAGCCCGCCCCCGATCCGTGGGCGGCGCTCACCGCCCATCTGACCGTGCAGCCTGCAGACCCGTGGGCCGCCCTGACCGCACATCTGATCCCCGCAGCGTCGCCAAGCGCGGCGACGGACGCCTGAAGGAGGCACCTGTGGCAACTCCCACCGTCCCGCGCAACTCCACGGAGCTCGCGGAAATGCTGGCCGACCCGGCCAAGTGCAAGGACATCCTCGCCAGCGGCGAGGCCCTGACCACGTTCATCGACTCCTACGCCCAGAAGCAGCAGGGCGACGGCACCGACCTCAACCGGCTCGTCGCCGAGGAGACGCAGAAGCAGTTCGCTGCCTTCCTCAAGGACAACGGCGGCGAGGGCGTCAAGCGCCCCAACATGGACCCGAAGGTCGCGGACCCCTACGCCAACGTCGCCAAGGCGCAGCAGTCGCAGGGCCTCTACAACCGGAACGCGATCGGCGCCAAGGTCGACGGACTGTTCAACACCTCCGGCGAGTTCTTCAAGGCGATCTACCGCTCCAACCCAGACAAGGACAGCCCGGAGATGTCCGCGAAGCTGGAGAAGCTCCGCAACTTCTCCAGTGACGTGCCGTCCGACGGTGGGTTCCTCATCCCCGAGACGCTGCGCTCCGAACTCCTGCGCGTCGCCCTCGAGTCGTCGATCGTCCGCCCCCGCGCCCGCGTCATCCCCATGGAGTCGCTGCGCGTCCCGTTCCCGGCGGTCGACTCCACCAGCAACGTCAGCTCCGTGTACGGCGGTATCGCCGGATACTGGACCGAGGAGGGTGGCCAGCTCACCGAGTCGCAGGCACGGTTCTCCCGCATCGTCCTCGACGCGAAGAAGCTCACCGCCTTCGCGAAGGTCCCCTCCGAGCTGCTCGCCGACAGCCTCGTCAGCCTCTCGGCTCTGATCGACCAGATGTTCCCCGAGGCGCTCGCGTTCTTTGAGGACACGGCCTTCCTCACCGGCGACGGAGTCGGCAAGCCCCTCGGCGTCCTCAACGGCAACGCCGCCATCAGCGTCAGCCGCACCGCCTCCGGCAACGACATCGAGTTCGCCGACGTCATCAACATGTACGCGCGGATGCTGCCGCAGTCCCTGGCACGCGCCGTGTGGGTGGCCTCGATCGACACCTTCCCGTCCCTCGCACAGCTCGCCCTCACCCGCGGCACCGACGGCATCGCCTCCCCGGCCATGTGGATGAGCAACGGGCAGGCCATCGGCGCCCCGCCCATGACCCTCCTCGGTCGGCCGGTCGTCTTCACCGAGAAGGCCCCCGCGTCCGGCTCGGCCGGCGACCTGTCGCTGATCGACTTCGGGTTCTACCTGATCGGTGACCGGCAGGCGATGCAGGCCAAGCAGTCGGAGGAGCGGTACTTCGAGACCGACGAGGTCGCCTTCCGCATCATCGAGCGGGTCGACGGTCGTCCGTGGCTGCAGTCCGCGATCACGCCCGCCAACGGCGGCGACACCCTCAGCCCCATCGTCAAGCTCGCCGCCTGACCGGCGCTCTGGAGGAGACACATCATGGAAGCGCTCGGAAGGCTCTTCAACATCGCATCGGGGATCGCGCCCGTCGACCTGTCCGGCGGCGCCGTCACCGGCAACCGCGTCCACCTCAAGGCCTGCCAAGGCGTCGCGTTCGTGTACTTCGCGGACGCCGGCACGGCGGGCGAGGACGTCGACCTGGACGTCCAGGAGCACAACGCCGCCTCGGCCGGCACGTCGCAGGACCTCAACGTCGTGACCCGCTGGTTCTCGAAGCGGGAGACGACGCTCGACAACGACGAGCAGTGGGTCAAGCACACGCAGACCGCGGCCTCTGAGGTCGACCTCGGCGACGACGAGGGCGAAGCACAGGTCATCGCGGTCATCGAGGTGTCCGCCAAGTCCCTGTCCGACGGCTTCGAGTGGGTGTCCGTGAACAGCACGGACGCCGGCGCGACGGCCGGAAAGCTCGGCTGCGTCCTCGCGATCACCTACGACCTGACGGACCAGCGGTCGCCTGAACTGCTGGCCGACCTGCTGTGACTCTGCGGATCTGCCTGGACTGCACTGCGGCCTACGCGGTGGGAGCACCTCGGTGCCCCCACTGCGGGTCGGAGCGCGGCGAGGAGCAGGGCCGCGATCCGTACCGAGGAGACAACAGCATGCCAAAGATCACCCGCCACGGCGGGCCCTCGAACGCCGGTGTCGCCGCTGAAACCCCCCGGGCGGCGGCACCGGCCCCCGGCGAGGAGGTGCCGCCATCAGCTGGGAGCAGCTCCGAGACATCCTCCGCGAAGCCGCCGACGAGCTCCGAGCCCAGCAAGTCGAGCCCCCGCAAGCGTGCCCCGAAGACGGGGAGCCGCTCCGCGAAGGCCACGACGGGCAGCTCTACTGCCCCTTCGACGGATGGCGACCAGACGGCCGACACCTCGGCCAGCACTGACGAGTAGAGAAGGGAGGACGGCAGCATGACCGCAACCGGATACACCAGCACCACCGGCGACGCACGCAAGGTCGACGTCGCGGGCGACACCATGACCGGCGAGCTCGTGCTGCCCGACTCCGCCCCCGACACGGCGCTCGCCGCAGCGTCCAAGGGCTATGTCGACGGCCTCATCGACGGGGTCAACGCGGCACTCGCCCTGCGAGCCCTGCTGACGGGCGCCACGTTCACCGGCGCGGTCGTCGTCGACGACGCCAACTTCTCCGTGCTCGGCGCGGGCAAGGGCTACCGCTTCCGGCCCCTCGGCTCCCGCCTTGACTGCGAAGCCACCGGCTCGGATTGGATGTTCTCCGTCTTCTCCGGCGCGGCATTCGACGGGACGCAGCACGCCTACCTGCGCCTTGAGGCCGGGGTGCACTTGGCGCACGCCATCGGCAAGTGGATCTTTACGGAGACGGCGGACTCCGCGGCCGTGCACACCATCGACGCTGCCGCGAACCAGCTCGGCTTCCACGGCGCCGAACCGGTCGCACAGCAAACCGTAACTGGCTCCCGCGCCGACGGCACCGCCCTCGCGTCGCTCCTGACCGCGCTCGACGCCCTCGGCCTCATCACGGACGGGAGCACCGCATGACCACCGTGATTGCAGGCCAAGCCCTGCCGCTCCTCGCCCAGTTCTTCGACTTCGACGGTGGCACCCTCACCGACCTCGACGCCACACCCACGATCAGCATCACCAACATCGGCACCGGCGCGACCGCGCTCACCGCCACCACCACAAGCGTTACCCACCCCGGCACCGGCTCCTACGGCTACACCTGGACCCCGGCCGCCGTGCTCGCCGCTGGCGCATACCTCGTCCAGTGGTCTGGCCTGTCCGACGGCGACGCGGTTACCGCGACAGAGACCGTCACCGTCGTCGCCCCGGCGACCGCCGCGGCGACGAACACTTCGACGGCCGGCATCTGGTACGCCACCCGCGAGGAGGTGAAGGGCGCGCTCGACTTCAAGGAGACCGCCCGCGTGAACCGGCAGGTGGACCGTGCGATCGAGGCCGCATCGCGGGACGTTGAGAAGCTGTGTCACCGCCGCTTCTTCCCGGTCGCGGCGACCCGCTACTTCGACTGGCCTACCCAGACCGCGCGGCCGTGGCGGCTGTGGCTCGATGACAACGAGCTCATCTCCGTCACTACGATCACCAGCGGCGGCGAGACGATCAGCTCGGACGACTTCTTCCTCGAGCCCAACCGCTCGGGCCCCCCGTACAACCGCATTGAGATCGACCTCTCCAGTTCTGCGGCGTTCGGCGGCGGCGACACCCACCAGCGCGAGATCGCCATCACCGGCCTCTACGGCTACCGCGACGACGAGACCACCGTCGGCCTGCTCGCCGAAGCGCTCGACGCGTCCGAGACCGCAGTCGACGTCGACGGAGACACCTCGGCAGAGGTCGGCGTCGGCAGCGTCCTCCGTGTCGACTCCGAACGGATGATCGTCACCGCACGGGCGATGCTCGACACCGGCCAGAATCTCGGCGGCGCCGGGCTCACAATCCAAAACAACGCGGTCACCGTCACCGTCGCCGACGCGTCCGGCTTCGCGGTCGACGAGGTCATCCTCATTGACGCCGAGCGGATGCGGATCGACGACATCGCAGGCAACAACCTGATCGTCAAGCGCGCCTGGGACGGCAGCACCATCGCCGCCCACACCACCGGCGCTGACATCTACGCCCCGCGGACGCTGACTGTACGACGCGCAGCGCTCGGCACCACGGCGGCCACCCACGCCAGCGGCACCAGCATTCAACGCTGGAACCCGCCCGGCGACGTGCGCACCTTCGTCATCGGCCAGGCGATCAGCACCCTCACCAACGAGCACGCCGGCTACGCCCGCGTGCGACGCTCCGGAGAAAGCACCTCAGAGCGCACTCGGGACACCAGCGCGCTCGCCTCGCTGCGCCAGGCCACCTACGACGCCGTCGGCCGCAAGGCCCGCATCAGGGGGGTCTGATGACTGGCTTCCAGGTCCGCGTCAACGCAACCAGGACGGGCCCGTTCCGTGACGGCCGGTTCCAGCGCGCTGCCTCCCAGTACTCCGACGCCCTCAACTACGCCGTCGCCGAGCACGGCGAGCGCCTGGTCGACCGGCGCCTCAACCAGGTCCTGAAGAAGCAGACCCCCTACTACCGCACGAAGATCACCGTCCGCCGGGCGCGCGGCGGGTACGAGGTGTGGGACCAGGGCGTCGTCTACGGCCCGTGGCTCGAGGGAACCGGCTCCCGCAACCACCCGGTCACCCGCTTCCGCGGCTACTCCACCTTCCGCCGCACCAAGCCCCTGGTGGACCGTGACGCGAACCGGATTGCCATGCAGCTCCTCCAGCGCTACCAGGCGAGGGGGCTGCTCCGATGAGCCTCGCTACTGCCGACATCCGCGACGCGGTCGTCACCCACGCCCTGAGCGTCGGAGTCCTCGACCAGGTCAATCAGCACGCCCCGAAGAACCCGCCCGGCACTGGCCTGTCCTGCGCCATCACCGGTGACCGGATCGGCGGCATTCGCTCCTCCGGCCTCGCCTCTCTCTCGGCCCGGGTTGTCCTCAGGGTGGAGCTCTTCGCGTCAATGCAGATGGAGCCCGCGGACGACATCGACCAGGTCATGTTCAACGCGATCGACACCCTGTTCACCGCCTACTGCGGCGACTTCACTCTCGGTGGCCTGGTGCGCGCGGTCGACCTCATCGGCTCCGAAGGCGAAGGCCTCAGCGCCGTGCTCGGCTACGTGACTGTCGACGGCGCCGAGTACCGGCACGCGGCCATCACCCTGCCCCTGATCATCAACGATGTGTGGACGGAGGCCTCCTGATGGCCAAGCAGAGCGGCCTCGGCGACAACTTGTACGTGGCGGGCTACGACCTGTCCGGCGACATCGGCGCCCTCGGCAACGTCGGCGGCGGCCCCGCCCCCTTGGACTTCACCGCCATCAACAAGTCGGCCTTCGAGCGCAAGGGCGGCATCCGCGACGGACGCCTCCAGTTCACCAGCTACTTCAACCCCGCCGCCGCGCAGGCCCACCCGCGGCTCTCGTCGCTGCCCACCGGCGACGCCATTTTTTCCTACTTCCGGGGCACGGCGGCCGGCGGCCAGTCGGCGAACCTGGTCGCGAAGCAGGCCAACTACGACGGCACCCGCGGAGACGACGGCGCATTCACCTTCGCCGTCGAGGCACTCGCCAACGGCTACGGCGTCGAGTGGGGCACCTCAATGACCGCCGGGAAGCGCACGGACACCACCGCCACGAACGGTGCGTCCGTCGACTTCGGCACCGGCTCCACCGCCTTCGGGCTGCAGGCCTACCTCCACGTCTTCAGCTTCACCGGCACCAGCGTCACGGTGAAGCTCCAGGAGTCCAGCGACAACGGCGGCGCGGACGCCTGGGCCGATGTCACCGGCGGCGCGTTCACCGCAGCGACCGGCATCACCAGCCAGCGGATCGCCACCGCCGCCGGCCAGACCATCGAACGCTACCTCCGCGTCGTCACCACCGGGACTTTCACCGAGGCCGTGTTCGCCGTGTCCGTCATCCGCAACGAAGTCGCCACCACCTTCTGAGAGGAGGAGCCGTGAGACCGATCAACCGCATCGACCCCCTGCACCCGGTGCACGCCTACCAGACGTACAGCATCACCCAGCCCGCCGACGTCCTCGTCAAGGCCGCCTGCGAGCAGGTCGCCTGCCCGGCGTGGATGCACGGCTGGGAGTCCGTCATCGACGAGACCACCCCCCTCGGCCGCGACCAGGCCGCCTACATCCGACTCAAGGCCGGCCGCACGTTCCGCGAGCAGAAGCGGGGCGACGGCCTCACGGTGTTCCGGTTCGAGGCCCACCAACGGTGCTTCGCCGAGCACAAGACCCGGCCCGAGCTGTACGCGGTCCGCGACGGCGACTGGCGCGGCAACCCCACTGGCCGCGCCCGGCAGCACCAGCGCCCCATCGACTGGGTCGAAGACTTCGGCGAGCACCAGCAGCGCATCGCCGACCAGCAGCAGAAGGGATGACCAGCCATGGCCAAGGAGAGCGGCATCGGATGGACCACGTGCAGCGTCGATGACGCCTCTGGGTCCGTCCAGGCCATCAAGAACGACGTCACCAACCTCCAGTTCGCCACGCCGCGGGCGGTGCAGGACGTGACCGGTATCGACAAGTCCGCGATGGAGCGCATCCTGCTGCTCGCCGACTTCTCGATCACGCTCAACGGCGTCTACAACGACGCGGCCGGCGCGAGCCACGCTGTGTTCAAGACCGTCCCGTCGACCAGCGTCGCGCGGACCGTGACCCTCACCGTGAGCGGCCAGACCCTCGCCAACGAGTGCCTGTTCACCGACTACCCGCTCACCCGCGCCGACTCCGGCGAGCTCACGTGGGCCGTGCCCGGCGTCCTGTCCGACGGCACCGTCCCCACCTGGTCCTGACCCACTACGAGAAGGGGGGCCCGCCATGGCCGGCTACCGCCACAAGAAGAAGCGCATCGACATCGCCTTCGAGGAGGGCCACGAGTACCACGGCCTCGAGGTGTCACTCCGGGGCATGAGCCTCGGTGGCTTCCTCGAGATCCAGGGCATCGGCGCCGTCGACAAGAGCACCCTCGGCGACCAGCTGCAAAGGTTCGCCGAGTCTCTCATCGAGTGGAACCTCGAGGACGAGGAGACCGGCGAGCCGGTGCCCGCCACCCCGGAGGCGGTCTACGCCCAGGACCAAGAGCTGATGCTGATGCTCGCCACGCACTGGATCAACGCCTTGAAGGGCGGCCTGTCGGCCCCTTTGGAGCGGCCATCGCCCGATGGCGAGCCGTCCCTGGAGGCATCGATTCCTATGGAAACCGTGTCGAGCCCCCTCGCGAGCTGATCTACGCCCGCACCGTGCTCGGTCTGTGCGAGCGCTTCCACTGCCTGCCCAGCCAGCTACTTGCTGAGGACGCCTCCCTGTACGGGCTCCTGCAAATCGAGAAGCTCGGCGCCCCCGACACCGACGTTGATGGAGGTGAGCCATGGCCGACACCGTGAGCATCGTCGTCCGCGTCCGCGACCAGACACGCGCCGGCATCACCTCCGTCAACGACTCCCTGAACCGGCTCACCCGCGGCGCGAAGGACATGGACAAGTCCTTGGGATCGGTAACCGGGACTGCTCTCAGCTTCGCCCCGGCGCTCATCCCCATCGCAGCCTCAGCAGCCCCGCTTGCTGCCGGCCTAGGGGCGGCCGGTGTAGCCGTGGCCGCGTTCGGTGCAGCGCTCGGCCCTCAGGTTGCCGCGATGGGCGAGGCGGCCGACGCGGAGAAGAAGTACACCGACGCTGTTGAGGAGCACGGGGCGTCGTCGAAGGAAGCCGTCCAGGCAGAGAAGGCGTACCTCCAATCGGTGCAGAAACTGCCCCCGGCGACCCGCGAAGCCGCGGCCGCCCTGTCGGTACTGAAGGACGAGTACAAGGACTGGAGCGCCTCGCTCGCCGGTGACACGATGCCGGTCCTCACCAAGGGCATGGCGACCTTGGGGGGCCTGTTCCCGAAGCTCACACCCGTCGTCAAGGGCGCCAGCCAGGAACTGGACCGCTTCATGACGATCGCGGCCGGCGGCATCGAGAGCAGCGCGTTCGACCAGTTCATGAAGTCGTTCGCCGACTTCTCCACCGGCGCCCTTCAGAAGGCCAACAACGGCCTGATCGAGCTGGTGCGTGCCATGAACACCGGTGAGGTCGGCGGCAACCTGCGCGAGTTCATGGACTACGCGAGGGCGCAGGGCCCCCTCGTCGGCGACACCCTCAGCAACCTCGCCCAAGCCCTCACCAAGCTGCTGGTCTCCGCATCCGACGTAGGCGTCGGCATGCTCCAAGTGATCAACGTTTTCGCCGACCTCGTCGCCTCAATCCCCACCGGCCTGCTCACCACACTGCTGCAGGTCGCGATCGCCTTCAAGGCCATCAAGATTGCCGCCGCCGGGTTCGCCGCAGTCGGCGTCGGGATCCAAGCCATCACCACCCAGATCATCGCCATGCGCACCGCAGCCGGCACCGGCGCGACCAGGGTGGGGCAGCTGTCGGCCGCGTTCATGGCCCTGTCGCGGACGGCGAAACTCGCGCTCGCCGCGACTGGTATCGGCCTGCTCGTCGTCGCTGTCACAGAGCTGATGAATGTGGGCAAGCGTGCGCCGATCGACATGGAAAAGATGTCCACGTCGCTGGCCCGGCTCGGCGATTCGGGGAAGCTGTCCGGCGAATCACTGAAGGCTGTCGGCAAGGACTTCAGCGAGTTCGACGAGGCGCTCCGTGGCCTGGCCCGCCCAGACCAGTGGGACCAGATCCAGCAAGGCTTCACCAACTTCTTCGGCCAGGACTCCACCCCGGTCAAGCGGTGGAAGGGCGTCATCGACGACGTCGACCAGGGCCTCGCCAACCTGGTCAAGAGCGGGAACGCGGAGCAGGCGGCAGCGGCCTTTGAGGTGTTCGCCGCACGGGCGCGGGAGAAGGGCCTCAGCACGGACGAGCTGCGCACCCGGCTCGACGCCTACAAGGTGTCCCTCGAGGACTTGGCGTTCGAGGAGCAGCTGGCCGCGCAGGCGATGGGCCTCTTCGGGGAGCAGGCCCTGGCCGTGCAGGGCAAATTGGACGCACAGAAGTCGTCCGCCGACGGGCTGGCCCAGTCGATCAATGCCCTGTCCAATGCCGTGCTGATTGCCCGCGGCGGGATCCGCGGCATGGAGGCCGCAATCGACGCTGCCGACGAGGCGCTGAAGGAGAACGGCCGCACTCTCGACGAGAACACCGAGAAGGGCAGGGCCAACAACCAGGCGCTGGACGACATCGCGGCGACCACGATCAAGGCGGCCGAGTCCGCCCGCGAGAACGGCGCCTCCTGGGAAGAGGTCAACGCCATCTACGACCGGGGCCGGGCTGCACTGCTCAAGGCCGGTGGCCAGATGGAGGACACCAAGGGCAAGGCCAAGAGCCTCGCTGACCAGATCCTCCGCACGCCGGACAAGACCGCGCGCCTGCGCGGCAACATGGAAGATCTTCAGTCGAAACTGGACCGCGCCAAGGCCCGCCTGAAGTCCGTCCCGGACTCCCGCAAGGCGAAGGTTCGCGCGGACATCTACCAGCTCGAGCAGGCCATCGCCAAGGCCCGCCGTGAACTCGACGCCATCAACGGCAAGACCTCGCACACCTACGTCGTCACCCACCTCCAGGCCCGCCGCGAAGGCTCGCACGGCACCGAACTCGGCTACGCCCACGGCGGCATCATCGGCGCGGCCGGCGGCGGCCCCCGCTCCCGGATGACGTTGGTCGGCGAGCAAGGCCCGGAGCTGGTCAACCTCGCCCCCGGCAGCACAGTGCGCTCCAACCCCGACACGCGTCGGATGCTCACCACTGGCGGGGGCGACAACCGTCCGATCGTGATCAACCTCAGCATCGCCGACCGGTACATCGGCCAGGTCCTCATCGATCCCCTGAGTAAGGAGATCCGCGCCCGGGGCGGCAACGTGCAGGCAGTGCTCGGACAGAAGGGCAAGTGAGTGGCTTTTCCGGAAACGATTCTGCCGATCACGGTGGAGCTCGACATCAACGGAACGTGGACCGACGTGTCGTCGGACGTGTACGAGCGGGACGAGATCCGCATCCGCCGCGGCAGGTCCGCTGAGACGGAAGCGATCGTCCCGTCGTCGTGCACGTTCACGCTCAACAACAGCACGGGCAAGTATTCGCCGAAGAACCCCCGGAGCCCCTACTACGGGGCGATCGGCCGCAACACCCCCGTCAGGGTCAGCGTGGACGCAGGCTCCTCGTATCTGATGCTGCCCGGCGCGACCGCCGACTCGGCCACGACCCCGGACCATGCCAGCCTGGACATCACCGGCGACCTGGACATCCGGATCGACTTCACCTCCGGCGCACTTCAGGACGCCAACATCGTGAACGAACTGGCCGGGAAGTACCTGACGTCCGGGGACCAACGGTCGTGGTATCTGACCACGTCCAACGGGTTCATCGTCTTCCGCTGGAGCTCGGCCGGCACCCTTGCCAGCTCGATCGACGTGACCTCGACGGAGGGCTTTCCGATCCCCCGCTCCAACAGGATCGCGCTCAGGGTCACGCACGACGTCAACAACGGATCAGGCGGGAGCACCACCACCTTCTACACGTCGGACTCCATCGACGGCACATGGACGCAGCTCGGTGACCCTGTCGTCAACGTTGGTGTCACGTCGGTGTTCAGCAGCACGGCCAACCTTGAGGTCGGTTCACTCGCCACTGTCGGCGGGCAGCCCCTCGACGGGCAGGTCCATGCTTTCCAGCTGCGGAACGGCATCGGCGGCACGCTGGTCGCGAACCCGGACTTCACCGCCCAGGCGACGGGAACCACGAGCTTCGCCGACTCCTCAGGCCGCACATGGACCGTCAACGGCGCGGCCTCGATCTCCAACCGAAAGATCCGTTTCCTCGGAGAGATCTCCGCATGGCCCGTCCGCTGGAGCACCGGCGGCCGGGACGTGTACGTCGAAGTTGAAGCCGCCGGAATCCTCCGACGCCTCGGACAAGGAGCGGCACCGCTCAAGTCCACGCTGCGCCGCACCATCCCCACCGAGCCCACACTCCTCGCCTACTGGCCGTTCGAGGACGAAGAAGGCGCCACCCGCGTGGCGTCCGCCATGCCAGGCGGCCCGCAGATGGTCGGCACCGGACTCGACTTCGCCGCCGAAAGCACCCTGGACGGCTCATCCCCGCTGCCCACATTCGACAGCGACTCCGGCAGTTCGCGGGCCACGTTCTACGGCCGGGTCCCGGCGGCGGCCAGCCCCGGCCCGCAGTGGTGCGTCGAGCTCGCCTACCGCGCCGAGACCTTCGACGCCTCCTACCAGGACTTCATCCGCATCGGCACCACCGGCACCATCGACTCCTGGACCATCGGCATGAGCAGCACCGGCTTCCGGGTGCTCGGCCAGTTCGACGGGGCCGCGGCCGGCCTGTACGTCGACACCGGGACGTGGGCCGCACTACCCGGCGGTGCCATCCCCGTCGGCGGTTGGTACCGGCTCCGGGTGTTCGCCCAGACGTTCGGCGCGTCGGTCCAGTACACGCTCGAGTGGCTGCGCGGCGACACCGTCATCACCACGTACACCAACACCCGCGGGTCCTCGATCATCGGCCGGGTCACCGCTGTCGGCGCGCCCCTCGGCGGCTACGAGACCACCATGGACGGCATCAGCATCGGCCACATCGCCGTGTTCTCCGACACCCAGAACATCTACAACGAGGCCGACCTCGGGTTCACAGGGGAGACCGCAGGTCTCCGCATGCTTCGACTCTGCGCCGAGGAAGAGGTCAGCTTCTTCCTTCACGGCAACACGAACCAGCAGGTGTTCGTCGGGCCGCAGCGTCCCGCCCGCTTCCTCGACCTCCTGCAAGAGGCAGCGGACGCAGACCACGGCATCCTGTACGAGGAGCGCGACCAGACCGCGCTCGCATTCCAGGACCGGCGGCGGCTCTACAACCAGACCGCAGACCTCACCCTCGACTACGAGGGAAGCGACGGCTTGGTCATCCCGCTCGAGCCGGTCGACGACGATCGCTACCTCCGCAACGACATCACCGTCCAGCGCCAGGGCGGCTCCTCGGCCCGCGCCGTGCAGGAGACCGGGCCGCTGTCCGTGCAGGCCCCTCCGGACGGTGTCGGCATCTACAGCGAGCAGAGCACCCTCGCCCTCTACAGCGACGACCAGCTGCCCCAGCACGCCTCGTGGATGCTCCACATGGGCACCTGGGACGAGACCCGGTATCCGGTCGTGACGGTGCTTCTGCAGAGCGCCCCGCACATGATCGATGACGTGGCGCGCGTCGACATCGGCTCACGACTCGACATCACCAACCCCCCGACGTGGCTGCCGCCGGACACCATTGAGCTGATGGCGCAGGGCTACACGGAGATCCTGCACCAATACCGGTGGGAGATCGCGTTCACGACCAGCCCGGCGGGTCCGTACCGCACTGCTGTGGTCGGCGCAGCGGCTTCGCGGATCGACACGGGCGGCTCCGAGCTGGCGGCAGGCGTCACCAGCAGCGCGACCGCCCTGTCGGTGACCACCACCAGCGGCCCGCTGTGGACGCTCAATCCGGCGCATGTGCCGTTCGACATCACGGTCGGCGGCGAGCGGATGACCGTCACCGCCATCTCCGGCGCGTCGTCCCCGCAGGCGTTCACCGTCACCCGCTCCGTCAACGGCATCACCAAATCCCACAGTGCAGGCGCTGCGGTGCAGCTCTTCGCCCCCGTCGCCATCCCCCTGTAAGGAGAGCCCGCATGACCTACGCACCGCCCGCCGCCGGATCGCCGCTCGACGCAGAAACCCTGGAGGACATGGTCGGCCAGTGGCAGGACTACGTCGTCTCGTGGACCTCCTCCGGCACGGCCCCCGCCATCGGCAACGGCACCCTCGTCGGCCGCTATTGCGTGATCGGCGACACCGTTCACTTCTCGATCAAGCTCACCGGCGGAACGCTTACCACGTGGGGCACCGGCAACTACTCGTTCTCCCTCCCCGTGGCGGCCGCAGCCACCGCCGACATGGTCGGCACCTGCTTCGTCGGTGACTCGTCCGTCGGCTCGGCCGGCTACTCCCTCGGCGTCGCTTTCACCGGCGGCAGCGCGACTACAGCGCAGGCCTACACCGGCAACGAAGGACTGGCCGCCGCGATCAGCAACACCAACCCCCAGACGTTCGCGACCGGCGACCGGATCTGGATCACCGGCACCTACGAAGCCGCGTAAGGAAAACTCATGGCATCTGCTCTGACCGCCGACAAGCTGCTCGCCGCGCTACGCGCCGAGGGCCTGCGGGTCGTCGAGTACCGCGACTGGCGTACCCACCGGCGCCCCGCCACCGCAGGCACGTTCGGCGACATCAACGGCGTGATGATCCACCACACGGTCACGACCGGCACGATGTCCTCGGTCGAGCTCTGCTACAACGGGCACTCCTCGCTGCCCGGCCCGCTCTGTCACGGCGTGATCGCCAAGGACGGCACGGTCTACCTGATCAGCAACGGCCGCGCCAACCATGCCGGCCTCGGCGACGACGACGTACTGCGCGCCGTGCAGAACGAGGACTACGACCGCGACCAGCTGCTCGTCCCGAACGAGGCCAACACCGACGGCAACCGCCACTTCTACGGCTTCGAGTGCATCAACCTCGGCGACGGCAAGGACCCGTGGCCGACCGTACAGCGGGACGCGATCGTGCGCGCGTCGGCCGCGATCCTCCGCGCCTACGGCGGGCCCGCGCAGGGCTGGACCGCCCGCAGCGTGATCGGTCACAAGGAGTGGCAGCCCGGGAAGATCGACCCCCGCACCGGAACCGGTGGTGTCGATGTGTCCCCGCCCGTGCTGCGCCGCCTCATCGACGAGCGCCTCGCCCGCCCCGCCAGCTGGACGCCTGGCACCACCGCACCCATCCCCTCCGAGGAGGACGACGTGGCCCTGACCACCGACGACAAGAAGTGGATCGTCGCCACGATCCACGCCGAGGTAGGCCGCGCTGTCGCTGCCTGGGCAAACGAGGACATCGACCCGCGGGACATCTTCCAGATTCAGCGCGACGCGGCCAACTACGCCAAGCGGGCCGCCGAGCAGACCACGGATCTCGCCCTCGGAGGCGTCACACCGGAGCAGACCGCCGCGATTGCGCAGGCGGTCGCCACGCACCCGGCGCTGGCAAAGGCCATTGCCGACACTCTGGCTGCTCGGCTCGCCGAGTAGCCACCACAGAACGGAGAACCCCATGAAGACCATCCTCGGACGCGAACCCGCCCTCTGGCTCAACTCCCTCGCCGCGTTCCTCGGACTGCTCGTCACCTTCAACGTCGGCCTCAGCGAGGAGCAGGCTGGCTGGCTCGTCGCCGGTGCCTCAGCCGTCCTCGGCGCGATAGCCGCGGCCCTCACCCGGCCTATCGCAGTGCAGGCCTTCACCACCCTCGTCGCCACCGGCGCCAGCGCCGTAAGCGCCTTCGGGTTCGAGGTCGCACCGACCACCACTGCGGCCATCAACGGTGCTGTCCTCGCCGTCCTCATGTTCATCACCCGCGGCCAGGTGACACCCGTCGCCCCCGCAGTGCCGAAGACCACCGCCGCCTAGGAGCCACCATGCCCGATGAGCCGACTCTCGGCGAGGTGATGCGACGTCTCGAGGACGTCCGCACCGACCTCAAGGAAGATTTTCGCGAGCTCGGCTCACGGCTCGACAGCAAAGTCTCCATGGAGCGCTACCAGCTCGAGCAGGTAGCACGCGACGAAGCCCTCCGTGTAATCGTCGAGCGGGTCAAGTCCATAGAGGACGCACGCGAGCAGGAAGAGCGGGACCGCCGCGAAGAGGCGCAGCGGCTCGCTGACCGGCGGGCCGCCGACCGGCGCCTCATTTTCACCGCGATCATCGCCCCCGTGCTGATGCTGCTGCTCACCGTGTACATACAGACGCAGGGAGCCGCGGCGTGAGGCAACACAGGAACCTCGACTCGCTTCGGCGACGCCGCGACCTGGCGTTCGCCGCTGCCGTCGCCATAGGTCTGGCCGGGTTCGCGTTCCTGGTCATCACGATGCAGGGCCTTGCCAGCGATCTACGTGCTGCGAACGAGGCCAGGGATCAACTGGCAGCGCAGGTGCAGCAGCTGGGGGAGCAGCCGGTCGCCGGACCGCCGGGATCCCGTGGCGAACCGGGCAAGGGAAGCATCGGACCGACTGGTCCGCCTGGCGCGCCGGGCGACACCGGGCCGAGTGGCCCGCCCGGACCCATCGGACCGACCGGACCGGTAGGCCCATCGGGAACTCCCGGCACGGACGGTGTCGGCGAGACCGGCGCCCCGGGCCAGGAGGGTGCCGCGGGTGAAGCCGGGCCAGCAGGCCCGCCCGGCCCGCAGGGCGAACCCGGACCCGCAGGACCAGCCGGACCCGCGGGTCCGCCCGGGGCGGACGGCAAAGACGGCGCCGACGGTACAGACGGCCGCGACGGGCAGACCTGCCCCGACGGCTACAGCCTCCAACCCCCGCCGGATGACCCGGATGCGCTCGTCTGTCGGCGCGACGGATCGCAGTCCCAGCCGGACCCGGCGCCGTCCGTGTTGGGCTTGGATCCGTCCCGCCGTCAGTACCCGTGAAGCCACGATTCCGTCACAGCGGCTGCGCGCCGTCTTCACAGGGCGGATGATGCGACCCACCATTCGCACGTCCTTGGGGGGACTATGCGCACCCGCACCACCATCCTCGCCCTGCTCCTCACGGCCGGGCTCGCTGGCTGCTCGAGCGGCGGGGGAGAGGCAGAACCGAAGGAGACGGTGACCGCGACGGTCACCGAGTCGCCGAAGCTGTCGGCCGAGGAGGCCCGAGCGGCCTGCGTGGAGGCGTGGGCCGCCACGATCGGTGCCCGGCCGGACGACTTCAACCCGGAGACCGACAGCGACCCGGAGCCGGAGGCGTGCAAGGGGCTTCCCGAAGACGAGTGGACCGACCGGTACATGGAGGGCCTGCAGAAGTCGAACCAGGAGAACCGCGACGAGATGCAGGACTGCCTCGACGACCCGACCTGTACGCGGTTCCCCATCGATGGATCCTGACCTCGCGTAAGCCGGCCCGTCATGCGCCTCCTGCTCTGGGGTGGGGGGCGCTTCGTCGTGTCCCCCACTCGGGGGTATCACTCGGGATACACTCTTCATATCCCGACCGACAAAAGGGTGTTGACGAGGCATCAAGGAGACCAGTGGACGGAACCGTAGAAACAGTCAGCCGAGTCCCGGCAGAGATCCGCGACGCCTGGGCAGCCCGCCACGGCGAAGCAGCAGCCGAACGCCTCGCCGCCGCCGAAGACTTCGCCGACGCCATCAAGCAGGCCACGGTCCCGCCGAACACGACCGACACCTACAGCAAGGGCTGGAAGGTGTGGCAGCGGTTCTGCACGGAGAACGGACTCCCGGAACTCGTAGGCTCCCGCGGCGCGCTCGTCGCCTACGTCGCCTGGCTCCTCGACCGCGGACGCGCAACACCCGGACGAGACGCCACCCGCGGCTACGCCCCCACGTCAGCACACTCCCACCTCACCGCCGCCATCGTCGGCCTCCGCGAACGCGGCCACCCCGCGTCGAAGGACGCCCACTCCGAAGCACGCGCCCGCCTCGAAGCCATCGCCACCCAACTGGCCAAGAACGGCGAACGCCGCGGGCGAGGCAAGGCGCCGGCCGCCGACCTCGACAACCTGCACCGCATCACAGCCGCATGCGACGACACCCTCACCGGCCGCCGCGACCTCGCCCTCATCCTCACGGGCTTCCACTTCGCATCCCGCGCCTCCGAAGTCTCCGGCCTCCTCCTCGCCGACATCACCCTCCACGCCCGCGGCATCAAGGTCGCCGTCGTCACCGGGAAGACGAAGCGCTCCGTCCGCACAGTCGCCATCCCGTACAACAACGACGAACCGGAGATCTGCGCAGCCCGCGCCTGGCAGCGCTGGCTCGACGCCTACGGCCGCACCAACCCCACCGCCGCCGCCTTCCCGCGCATTGACCGCTGGGGCCACATCGGCGGCCCCATGGCACCCGACTCCGTCACCACCGCCGTAGCCCGCGTAGCCCAGCGCTCCGGCGTACCCATCCGCTGGACCGGCCACAGCCTCCGCTCCGGCCTCGCCACCGAAGGCCGCAAGAACGGCAAGGACCCCGTCAACATCGCCCGCCAAGGAGGCTGGGCGCCAGGCAGCAAAGCCATGCTCGGCTACATGCAGCTCGCCGATGAATGGGACGACAACGCCGCGGCCGGCCTGCGCCGCGAGCACTAGAGAGGGGGAGCCATGGGGTACCAGCCCTTGGACCCGCAGAAGCGGCGAGAGCTAGAGGAGAGGATGGCAGCCGAACGATTGGCCAACACACCCTCCGCGCGTTACCGACCGGACCAGGACCCGATGCGCCCGGCCAGCATGCAGCCCGGCAGCGACAAGCTGGCACCGTTCTGGATCGCCTTCTTCGTGATCGTGATCTTCGTGCTGCCATGGGTCATCGACTAGCTGCAGCTGTTCGCTTTCCGGCCAGCCCCTTCCCTGGTGGCTGGTTCGGGTGCATGCTGTGCGGACCTCGCCCGCGGGTGCTACGTCCGGGCGGGGCCGCGCCCCTCCCGGCTCCCCACGGGAGGGCAGGCGCATGCCTACGCACCGACGCGAGGAGCCCGATGGCCATCTGGTCCCGGAAGACCAAGCCTGCCGACAGCACTTGGGAGCCTCCCGAGCAGTTGCAGCAGGCAGCCGTCGATGTCGGGCGGGAGGTGATGCAACTCCAACTCCTGGCGCTGGCGGAGCGCATCCGCAGCGAGGCAGCGCTCGATGTGGCCGACTTCCGTCGCGGCGTCGAATGGGCCGCCCTCTACGTGGAGAACTACGCCCGGCAGCTCACAGAAGGAGAGCCCGAGCGGCCCGTGGAGTAGGGCTCAGGCCGCGTCCCACTGGTGTGCCCGGCCGCCGCGCCACTCGACCCACATCGGGTCGTCGAGCAGGAGTCGGTGCGTGTGCTGTACGGAGCGCTCGGTCGTAGGCTGGCCATGCTCGGGGCCGTCGTGGAGGTTCACCATGCCCCGCCCCATCTGGTCCGGCGCCATCACCTTCGGCCTGGTCACCATCCCCATCAAGGTCATCAACGCCACCGAGGACCACTCCATCTCCTTCCGGCAGGTGCACCTCGAGGACATGGGCCGCATCCGCTACCGAAAGGTCTGTGAGCTGGACGGCCAGCAGCTCCGCGACGACGAGATCATCAAGGGCTACGAGGTATCGAAAGACACGCTGGTCCCCGTCACCGAAGAGGACCTTGCCGACATGCCGCTGCCCACCGCCCGGGCGATCGACATCGTCGCGTTCGTGCCGGCCGAGTCGATCGACCCCGTCCGGATCGGCGACTCCTACTACCTGGAGGCCGACGGCCAGGTCTCCGCGAAGCCGTACAAGCTGCTCCGCCAGGCCCTCGAGCGCTCGAGCAAGGTGGCGGTGGCGAAGTTCGCCCTCCGCGGCCGCGAGCGCCTCGGCCTGCTGCGCGTGAAGGAAGACGCCCTTGTCCTCCACTCGATGCACTGGCCCGACGAGATCCGTTCGCCCGCCGAGCTCGCCCCGCCGCCGGTTGAGATCGGCGACTCCGAGGTCGATGGGGCGCTCGCCCTCATGGACGCCATGGGCCAGGACGACCTGTCCGACTACCACGACGAATACCGTGAGGCGCTCGAGCAGGTCATCGCCGCCAAGGCGGAGGGCAAGGCGATGCCGGCCGCCGAGGCGCCGGAGCCGGCCGGGCAGGTCGTCGACCTGATGGCCGCGCTGAACGAGTCGGTGGCGAAGGCGCGGGAGTCCCGCGGCGAGGGTGAGCACGCGACGGTCCACGACATGCCCAAGCCGAAGAAGACCGCGGCCAAGAAGACGGCCAAGAAGACGCCCGCGAAGAAGGCTGCAACAAAGAAGACTGCTGGCCGGAAGCCGCGCGCGTCCTAGTCGAGCACGCCGAGCGCGGTGTCGGGCCGGCAGAACTGGCACGCCCCCGCCTCGACCACGCCACGCCTGGCTTCGTCCTCGTCGATGGGCTTCACCCGATGCCCGGCCATGCGGCAGTCCCCGGTATGGATCTGGAAGAGGCGGTGCTGGGCGCTGATGTCGTACTCGGCCAGCCACGCCGGCGGCACCGGGGCGGGGCTCGGCGTCTGGGTGCGGGCCTGGTCCTCGAGGTGCCGGATCTGCTGCTCCACCCTGGCCAGCTGCAGCCGAAGGTACGTCTCCAGTGTGCGGAGACGGGGGAGGTCGGGCGGCAGATCGGACACATGTTCGAGTCTACGGGGCGGGCGGCTGCGGCTGCCCGATGGCCCGCTCGCGCTGACGTCGGGTGACGTAGCGGTGTAGATCGCCGAGGATCACGTCAGTGAGGCTGCGCCCTTCCGCTGCCGCTTCATCCTTGGCTGCCTGCCACAGGTCATCGGGTACACGGATATTTCGGAGCGGTGTCTTGCCGGTGGCGGGTCGAGCCATGGGGTCCCCCTCGATGTCTGTAGGTACAGAAACTAGCATCCATCTCGCGCGACCGCTTGACAAGGGGCCATCCTTGGGGTCAATCTGTAGGTACAGAAACTGCAAGCAAACAGGGGAGATGCAGATGCTCACCACCCACCTCGTCCAGTACACCGCCAAGACCAACGGCGAGACCACGCACGGCATCGCCCGCGTCCGCACCGACCGCAACGTGCCCTCCTGGCAGGAATGCGCCCAGCAGATCCCCGGCTTCTGGACCGGCAAGCAGCTTGGCCCCGAGCCCACCTATACGCTCACCTACACCACCGACGCCGGAACCATCACCAAGCAGCTCGGTACCGCCGCCCTCGAGAAGATCGGGATCGTCGTCAACCGTGGCGCCGAGCGCGGAACCGTCTGGGACATCGCGGTCCACGACGCCGCTGGCGAGGACGTAACCTTCAACTTCCCCTGCTTCCACTGAAGGTTCCAGTCGCGACGATGCCCCAGCCCGAGGTAAGCGGGCTGGGGCATCAGTGCGTCAGCGTACCTGTCGGTGCCGCCTGCCATCCTGGGGTCATGCCCGAGCCCGACCCGCAGCGGTATCACCTGCTCCTCGCCATCGACGGCCGGCCCACAATGCACGGCTGGTGGGGGAGCCGGGCGACGGTCGACCGTAAGTTCACGACCTGGATCGGCGAGTTCGGCGGCGCCGACGGGGCGCGCATCACCCTGACCGACGAGACCGACGGGCGGGAGCTTGCGGCCTGGCCGTAGCCGCCCGGCACTGTCAGCGGCGCCCGCTACCGTGGATGTATCGATCCCACCGAGACAAGTGTGGGATTGCTCTGGCCCCGCCATCCGGCTGATGCACCGGACGGCGGGGCTTGCTGCTGCCAGTGCTTCGGGGCCCCCCGAAAGGTGGCGTAATTGTGCCCAGCGTAAATACGCACACCGCAGGGGGTAGCGCTGTGGTCACGTCACGCACAAGATTGGCCCTGCAACTGTTGCTCACGGCAAGAATGGGTAACCGATAGTGGCGAGCTCACCCGATGAGGTCGCGCGGGTGGACGCGGAGGTGGCTGGCGATGAGTAGCAGCTGGCTGACCTTAATGTCCGCCCCGCCTTCGATGCGCTGGATCGTCGACCGGTCGATTCCCGTGTCGTGGGCGAGGGCTTCTTGGGTGAGGTCGGCGTAGAGGCGGGCGTCACGGATGCGTAGGCCGATCTGCCGCCGGGCATCGAGGATCCACTGGGGCTGATCGGCGGGCACCTTTGAACGCTCGCCCGTCCTTGATCATCCGTCAGCAGCAAAAGTGAAGCATTATTTGATCATGGTCGCTTCGCGCGAACATTAGTTCGAACCGGTACCGCCTCAAGCCTTTCGACATATGCCGGAAGCAGATTCAATGAGTAGCGGGCCGGTCACCAGACCGACCGGGCTGAACGGCCGGCCCGAGTCGCCGACGGCCGCCCGTCTGCCGCGCACCCCATTAGCGGCGGGCGGGCGGTCCACTCTTCTGCCCCGCCAGGCGGCGAGCAACCTCGTCCCATCGGCGGGGGCGGTCGGCCGTGCCACCCGCACGCGGCGGCCGTTGAACAGGTTGGCCAGGGTGGGGCACCAGTCCGCCCCTCCAGGTGGCAGCCCCACCCTGGTCCAACCTCCCACTGGGAGACTGGGAGAAAAATGGGAGACGATCACCTCGATTGGGCTCGAAACGTCTCTAGATAACTCCAGAAACCTCTAGCCAAATCGAACCGGCGATAGCGGCCGAACGGCTCGCTCAGCCCCCCGACTCACCCGCGTGCGGGCTCAGCACATCCGTCCCCACCAGGATGTACAGCAGGATTCCGAGCAGAATCCGGTAGATCACGAACGGCATGAAGCTCTTCGTAGTGATGAATTTCATGAACCAGTTCGCCGGAGCACCGTCTCCGCCACTGTGACCTGCGTCTTAATCCACGTCTCAAGGTCAAATGGGAGAGGATTGGGAGAAGTTGCCGCCCAACCTGTGCTCAACGTCACGACGTGCCGCTGCCACTTCAGCTGCAACAGCCCCATGATCTCGCGCTCCATGGCGCTTGTCACGTTGCTGTAGACGCCCTCGACGCCGGGCAGCTCGTGACCCATACGAGCCTCCACCGCCACACGCCGAGCCCCGCCTTCGTCACACCACTCCTTGTGCCCGTGACGCAGCAGGTACAGCCGCTTACCCGTATACGCCTTCACGGCCGGCCAGCCGGGCAGTGGACGCCACCCACCCCGGCGCTGCTCCCGCGGCTCCTGCCCGTCAGCGATCTTTCGCCAGTAGTGGTAGGTGAAGTTCGCCTTCGCCAGCGGCCCACCATTGATTGAAGGGAACACCCACTCAGACTCGTGCGACGCGCACAGCGCCTCGAGGAGCTCCGCCAGGAACGGCGGAATGACCAGCGTGCGGTAGGACTCGTACTTCGGCGGCAGCAGCGTCAGCACGCTGTCTTTCCACTGGTGCTGGTACTGGACCCGGATCGCCGGCATGACCTCGTCGCCGTCGCGGTAGCGGGCCAGGCTCTCCTCGCGCCGCTCCTCGTCCGGGTCGGCCGTGGGCCAGGCGGGGTGGCAGTACTCCTTGCGCAGCGCGTACAGCTCCGCAGGCCGCATGCCGGTCATCGCCATCGTCCACACGAACACGTAGCCCGGGAAGCCCCAGAAGACGAGCGCGTTGAGTGCGAGCTGGTGCACGTCCTCGATGCGCATGTCGGTCTTCTTCTCCCGCGGCTTCTTCTTGTACTTGCCGCGGCGCCGCTTGTGGCTGACGGGGGAGGCCTTGCGTAGCTCGTCGTCGACGGCGTCTTCCATCATCATCGCGAACAGGCCGAGGATCTCGCGGGCGTAGTCGTCGCCGACGTTCGGCCGGCTGCGGAGTTCCTTCTCCCATGCCCGGTAGGCGGAGGGCTTGATGTCGCCAACGGTCGTCTCGCCCCAGCGGGGGACGATGTACAGCCTGGCCATGGAACGGCATTGACGTTCTCTCAGGTGCCCGACGTCGATGCCGTCGAGCCAGTCCTTCACGTAGTCCTTCATGAGGACGGAGCCGTCACGGCGGCTGATGTACCGGTCGTTGCGGACGTCGGATTCCCGGTCCAGTCCGTAGGCGTAAGCCTCGGGGCGGCTGGTGAACCCGGAGCAGCTGTCGTAGACCTTCTTGCCCGTCTCCGGGTTGATGCGTCCGCTGTCCCAGCGGACCCGCCACTTGTTGCCGCGCTTCTCTGGGTAGGGCATGGGGCTCCCTGAGCGTGAGTAGTTGGGGTTCGCGGAAGCCGGCGGGCACCCCTGCCGCCCGACTCCGCTGATGGAGCGTCGACTACTTTGCCGTGCCCACGATGCAGCCGCGGCACTCTCGACACTCCAGTCCTTCACCCCGCACGAGCCGCCGGACGCGTTCCTGAATACGCGTGTCGGTGGCCACGTTGGGGCTCAGGACACACACCGTCTCGCCGTTGATCTTAAAGACGTGGGCCTCGTGCCCGGCTCCGAGATCTAGTTCGACAACTGTGCTCATAGGTCCCCCTTGTCTACTCGCGGAGAACCCCTCCAGGTGTCTCAAAGCGTGACACGTCGAACACGTATATGGCAGGTGTTAGTTGAAAGTTTCCCAGGACCGGAAGGTCACAGTCAGGTTACGACGAAATGGTTGTACGGAAGTTTGTGCAGATCATGAACCTGAAGGCAGGATTCCGCGCCTTTGCAGCTCCTTCACAACCTGCTCCGTCAGGTCGTCAGTCTGGCCAAGCGTCAGGTTCGGCGCCGTCAGGCGGGCGGCGGACGTGATGGCCTGTTTTAGTGCGTCCGTCATCTCGTCGAATGAGGGGCGGCTGATCTGCCCGCCCGCGATCAGCTCGGTGCCGTCGGTCAGCTTGATGGAGTCCGCGCCGTCGAGAACTGCCTGGCACGAGTCCGGCTCGAACTCGAACCGGGTCTCGATCTTCGCGTAGGTCGCGTCGCTTACAGGCCTGCCGCCCTCGACGTTGCGGTACGGCACATGGGAGAGCCCGCACGCCTCCGCGGCCTTCTCCTTGCTGGAGAAGCCGAGCGCGCGTCGGCGCTGCGTCACCAGCGCAGCCAGCAGTTTCAGCTGGCGAGCGGTGTGGTCGGTAAGGGCAGCCATACCGCGGAGTATCCCAGCTACATCTAGCTACCGCTAGCAGGGGTCGTCGTCGTGGCCTGTTCTTGACCTCTGACCAGTGCCTAACGTAGCGAAGCATAGAGGTAACTAGAGATCTCTAGAAGTTACCGCCTAGTACCTATAGATTCCTCTATCGAGAGTCGCTAGATTCAGTGCATGGAAGAACCCCCAGCCACCACCTACCTGGTGAAAGGGGCGGCAATCCGCACACGCCGTAAGGAGCTCGGCATGACGCAAGCCGAGTGCGCTGCCGCCGCCCGGATAAGCCGGCCCTACCTGAGCCAGCTCGAGACCAGAGCGCGGCAGAACCTCACACCCCCCACGTACAAGGCGCTCCGCACCGCCCTCGACGTGCAGCTTCACGACACCCGGCTCCTCGACCAGCAGGAGCCCCACCGAAAGGACTGACATGGCCACCCCCCAGGCCCCGGCTAAGCCCATCCTCGAGCACTTCTACGGGGTCAAGCAGGCCTGCGACCGCCTCGGCCTCTCCGACCCGAAGGACCCCGATGACAAGCGCGGCCAGAAGTGGCTGCGCGACGGCGTCAACAAGCTCGGCTGGCCCTGCCACCGCCTCGCCGGACAGCTGAAGTTCAGCGACTCGGACCTCGCCGCTATCACGGAAATCCACCGCAACAAGGTCGACGGCCGGTCCGGCCCCCGCCGGCCCCGCCGCAAGACCCGCCAGCTCAAGTCCGCCGCCTAGAGCGGCAAACGGCCCCAGCAGTCGGGCTCTCACACACCGACGACCGGGGCCTAGACCCACCACCCAGAAGCCTGAAGAACAGGAGTGGACCATGTCCACATTCTCGCAGAACCCTGAACTTCCCTCCGAGTTCGACCAGATCATGTGCGGCATGCCGATGCTCTCCGCCTGGCAGGCGATGTTCGCCGAGGCCGAGGAGATGCTGCGCGAGGCGCGCCCCGAGGGCTTCGAGGTCGAGGACATCGGCCGGACCGCGTTCGATTCGCTGCCGGAGTCCGAGAAGGAAGCCGCGCTCGACGTCCTCTTCTACACCTACTGGGCCGCCCGACAGGCGGACGTGGAGACGCTCGCCCGGCTTGAGGACGGTGCGTCATGACGACCCCGATGCCCACCCCGCAGATCGCCGGCTGTCAGGCCGAACAGCAGCACCTCCTCGACCCGGCCGACCCGCTGTTCGCCCGGCTCGCCTGCCAGTCCGACTGCTGCAGCACCGACGCCGACTACCCCGACTGGACCCCCGGAGGGACCCGATGAGCCGCTTCACCGCCACCTTCTTCCTGGGGAAGCCGAGCCACTTCCGAGCCACCTCGTCCGTCAGTCCGGTGTTCTACGTGGAGCCGGACGGCGAGCACCGGGCTGGCTACATCACCTTCCAGCTCGACTCGAAGCTCAGCATCGACGAGCAGCTGAAGGTCGTTGACCGATTCACCGAGGCAGCCGCTGCTTGGCGCGACGACATCGCAGCCCGAGCTGCACGTGAGCGCACGGCGGTCGATGAGCTCGAGGCGGCCCGCGCGGAGATCGCCCGGCTCAAGGCGGAAGCCGAGGCCCAGGCATGAGCGCCCGCATCAACACCCCGGACCGCATCACGGTCAACGAGCAGGGCGAGAAGGTCACCACCTTCACCCTGAAGCGCGCCTGCAACGGCTGCGGCCAGCTCCTCGGCGATGTCGACAACCGCGACGTGGACGCTCGCGGGAACCTGACCGACGTCCGGGCCGAGTGCGACCACTGCCGCCCGCTCGTCGACCTCGAGGCCGCCGGCTGCCAGACGTGGGAACTCACCCCGCGCAGCTTCGCTCGCGTCGCGGATGTGATCGACCGACTGCGGCCGCGGGTCTTCACCAAGGGCTACTGGCAGAACGTCGACGGCAAGCTGCAAGTCGTGGGGCTGCGTGTCGGTGAGCGCCCCAACCACGTCGTCGCCTTCTGGGGTGACTGGCTCGTCCGCCACCCCGACGGCAAGTTCACCATCCACAAGGCCCCCGAGGCCACGGACGGTGCGGCATGAGCGCCCGCGACGAGATCGGCGAGCAGCTGTACTTCGCCATGGCGGACCCTCGCAGGACGGACGCCCTCCTCGACGCCTACCGCGCCGAGGTGCTGCGCGAGGCCGCCGACGCCCTCGAGGCGCGCGTCGCCGACGACGACGTGGACACGAAGCGGACATGGGCGGGCATGGACGCCGCGTACCTCCGCCGCCTCGCCGACAAGGCGGCCACGTCGTGACCCGCGTCGAGACGGTCGTGTCCGAGTTGCTGACCGCGCTGCCGGTGATACCCGCCGACGTGGGCGGGCCGCTGCTCCGGGCGGTCGGCCTCACCGCCCCAGATCCGGACTTCGTCCGCACCATGCGCGACGGCCACCTCGAAACCGACGCCCAATGGGCCGCCCGAGTCCTCGGAGAAGCCTCATGACCGCGCCGGCCCCGTTCCTCAACGCCCCGCTGCTGGCCCTGCTGCACCTCGCGATCGCCGTGTACGAGCAGCAACTCGCCGCCATCAACCGCGCCATCCAGCAGGCGGGAGGCCGGTCGTGAGCCGCCTCCTCAACCCGCTCGGCGTCCTCGCCGCCACCGCCATCTCCGCCGGCCTCCTCTGGCTCGGCCACCACCTCTGGGGGACCAGCAATGCGTAAGCCCATCAAGACCGAACTGCCCGACCTCCTCGGCTCCGTCCGCCGCAATCCGGAGGGCACCATGCTCGCCGTCCTGTGGCCGTCGCCGCCGCACCCGTCCCGCTGGATGGTCACCGACAAGTGGGGCTCCTGCGGCTACGAGCCCGACGAGACCGTCGCCAACTGGCCCGTCGTCGGAGCCGTCCCGTTCAGCCCGGCCGCCGGTATGGACCTCGCCGCGCCCACCGCGAAGCAGGTGACCCGTGTCTGACATCACCGACCGCCTCGCCGAAATCCAGAAGCGCGCCGACGCCGCCACCAAGGGGCCCTGGTGCACCGACAGCTGGGAGATCTACCAGGGCACCGAGTACGTGCCCGGCATCTCCAAGTGGATCGGCGAAACCTGCCGCGGCGCAACAACGATGGAGCAGGACCGAGCCGACGCCGCGTTCGTGGCCGCCGCCCGCACCGACATCCCGTGGCTGCTCGCCGAAGTCGCCCGCCTCCAGGGCGAGGTCGACACCCTCGCCGCCGAGAACACGGTCCTCGAGCGGGCCCTCGGCCTCAACGAGGAGGCGGCGGCATGACCGACTTCCGCCACGCCATGACCACTGTCCTCGCCGAGCTCACCCCGCAGCCGTGGGAGTACACCGACGAGTCGGGCGCGACGCTGACCGTCATTCCCGCCGGCCTCCGCGCCGACGCGGGTGCGGCCGAAGTCCTCATCCGCGCCACCGCCGACAAGACGACCGCCGCCGAACTCGGCATCACCACCGCCGACATGCCGGACCTGATCGCCGCACTCGACACGGAAACGGACTGGTCGCACCAAACGACGCTCAACGACTGGCTCACCCTCGCGCACGCCACCGACGGGGCCGTGGCCCTGACCGTGGACGAGTACGACTGGTCCCCGCTGGGCGACGACACCGAGATCACCGTGCACCTGCCCGCCGCGCAGCGCCTGCCCCTCGTCTCGGCGCTTCGCCGCGCCCTCGACGTCGCCCGCGGCTGGGAGACCTCCGCCTGAGACCCGCCGGGCCGGACGTGCCCACACACCGTCCGGCCCGGCGACCCAACCACCCAGCATCCCAGGGAGAACCGTGCCCATCCACTTCGGCCGCTGGACGCTCGACGTCTTCCAGCGCGCCCTCCACATCACCCGCGAACCCCACCCGGACTGCCCCGACTGCACGGGCACCGGCGGCGGCTGGATGCCCCACCACCTCGACAACGGCTGGGACGAATGCCAGTGCCTCGACCAACTCCGCACCTGGCGCCTCCCGCTCGCACCCCGCCGCCGCGCCACGTACATCGAGGAGCCGTTCTAGTGATCGCCTGCGTCCGCTGCACCGACACCTGCGGCCCGTTCGTCCGCCGCCCCGAAGGCCCCGTCTGCGAAGACTGCCTCAACGAACAGGACGGTGCGGAGTGACCACCACCCTCCCCGTACCGCCCGCCGGCCGACTGCTCGGCACCTTCGAGCCCGGTACCCCTGAGTGGCACGCCGCCCGCGCAAACGGAATCGGCGGCAGCGAGATCGCCGCCGTACTCGGCCTCAGCCCCTACGAATCCGCCTTCTCCCTCTGGCACCGCAAGCAGGGCAACATCGGCCCCGTCGAAGAATCCCGGGAAATGTACTGGGGCAAGAAGCACGAACCCACCATCTGCGCCGAGTTCGCCGAACGCCACCCCGAACTCCTCGTCCTCCCGTCCGGCACCTACGCGGCCAACGACCACTCGTGGTGGATCGCCAACCCGGACCGGCTCGGCTTCACCGCCGACGGCGACCTCGAAGTCATCGAAGCGAAGACCGCCTACGACGACTTCGAGTGGGGCGAGGAAGGCACCGACCAGGTACCGATCCACTACAAAGCCCAGGTCCGCTGGTACTGCCACGCCCTCGGTGCCCGCCGCGCCCGGATCGCCGTACTCATCGGCCTCTCGGACTACCGCGAGTACATCGTCGAACCCGACGACACCGACACCACCCTGATGACCGCCCGCGGCCAGGCGTTCATCGACTCCCTCAAGGCCGGCCTCCCGCCGTCGATCGACGGGCACACCGCCACCTTCCAAGCGGTGAAGGAAATCCCGGACGGCATGGAAGACGTCGACATCGAGATCGACATTGCGCTTCGGGACCGCTACTTCACCGCACTCGCCGAGTTCAAGGCCGCCGAGGAAGAGAAGCGCCACGCCTCCGGGCTCGTCCTCGACCAGATCGGCACCGGTCGGCGAGCCACAGCAGCCGGGGAACGGGTCGCCACCCGAACCGTCCGCAACGCCAAGACCTACTCACTCCAGCCCGCACGCAACAGGAGCACCGCAGCATGACTGAGACCGTCACCAACGCCATTGCCGTCCGCGACACCGGCCCCGCCGCACAGGTCGAGCAGTACCGCAGCGAGTACGTCGCCCTCATGCCCTCCCACATCAACGCCGACCAGTGGGTCCGCATGGCCGTCGGCGCCATTCGCGGCAACCCCGACCTCGAGGCCGCCGCTCGCAACGACGTCGGCGTCTTCCTCCGCGAACTGAAAACCGCGGCCCGCCTCGGACTGGAGCCTGGCACCGAGCAGTTCTACCTGACTCCTCGGAAGAGCAAGGCCCACCGAGGCCAGAAGATCATCAAGGGGATCGTCGGCTACCAGGGCATCGTCGAACTCATTTACCGGGCCGGCGCCGTGTCCTCCGTCATCGTCGAAGTCGTCCGCCACGGCGACACCTTTCGCTACGTGCCCGGCCGCGATGAGCGCCCCGTCCACGAAATCGACTGGTTCGGCGACGACCGCGGTGACCTCGTCGGCGTGTACGCCTACGCCGTCATGAAGGACGGGGCCACCAGCAAGGTCGTCGTCCTCAACCGCAAGCAGGTCATGGAGGCCAAGGCCAAGTCCGACGGCCGGAACTCCGAGTACTCCCCGTGGAACACGAACGAGGAAGCCATGTGGTTGAAGACGGCCGCCCGGCGTCTCGCCAAGTGGGTGCCCACCTCCGCCGAGTACATGCGCGAGCAGCTTCGCGCCCAGGCGGAGATCACCGCAGAGGCCAGCCCCAACCCCCTGCCAGCCGTGGCGCCGCTGCCGCCAGAGCAGTCCATCGACCTCGGTGACGAAGACGACGACACCCCCGTCGAAGGCGAGCTCGAGCCCGAAGGCGGCTGGCCCGACGTCACCCAGCCCGGCACCGCCGCGTAACCGCAGCACTCGGGGCCGCTCTCGCCCGAATCGGGAGCGGCCCCACCCCCTCAGGAAACCACGACGAGAGGACACGCCATGACCTCCGTGCAGCCCGCCCTCGACGGCTCCATACCCGCACCCAAGATTCCCGCCGCCCGCCGCCGCGTCGACGACTACGAAACCTGGGTCGACGAAGTGTGGCCCGTCTTCGTCAAAGCCGCCGCCACCGGCCAGCCCTTCACCTCGTGGGACATAGCCGACGCCCACAAACTCCCCGAGCCGCCCAACAGCAGATCGCACTGGGGAAACCTGATCAGCCGGCTCCGCAACGAGGGCCTGATCACCCACTACGGGTGGACGAACAGCCACCGGCCCGGCGACAACGACTCCGGGGTCAAGGTCTGGCGCGGCACCCGCACCGCACGGAGGGCCGCCGCATGAAGCCCTACCGCATCCTCATCACCGGCAGCCGGAACTGGGACGACACCGACCTGATCCACGCCGCCCTCGCCACAGCCTGCTTCGAGAACGTGCCCGCCGTCCTCGTCCACGGCGCGTGTCCCACCGGTGCTGACGCGCTGGCTTCCCGCTGGGTCCGCCAGCACCGCGTCATTGGGCTCACCGAGGAACTCCACCCGGCGCAGTGGCGCTGGCACGGCAAGGCCGCAGGCCCCCGCCGCAACGCCCACATGGTCAGCCTGGGCGCCGACGTCTGCCTCGCCTTCATCAAGGACGGCAGCCGCGGCGCCAGTCACACCGCCCGCATTGCCGAGCAGGCCGGGATCCCCGTCAGGCGGTGGACCGCATGACCGCCGTCAACATCCTCTTCGCCGCCATCTACCTGCTCCTCGTCGGCCTCGCCGCCCGCTGGATCCTCCGGCGGCTGGCCGAACGCCGAGCCCGCCGCCGGGCCCGCCTCTTCCGCGACATCGCCGCCTACCGGACCTGGCGGCTCACACCGCCCCGCATCGACACCCAGCCCGGATCCCCATACAGCGACCTCCGCATCGACGCCGAACTCATCGCCACCGGAAGCCGCCGCCTCGAGACCGCCCTGAAGGAGGACACGTGAGCTACCAGCGCATCGGAGCCGCCCGCATACGCGGCATCCGCGGCACCTACCTCCCGCCCACCACCGACACCTACACCGACGGCATTGACTGGATCGCCGTCGAACGAGCCATCCGCGGCGACCTCCCCGCCGAACCCCTCACCCACGACGAACTCCGCGAAGCCGCCCTCGGCCTCGTCCGCAGCGGCGTCTCCCGTAAAAGCATCTCCGTACAGCTGTGCGTCTACGAACGCCGCATCCGCGACTGGGAAGCCGAAGCCGGCCTCCTCCCGCCCGAAGACCTGTGCAGCCACACCAACTGCCGCCGCGCCAAATGCGGACTCGGACTCTGCGCCTCACACCTCCAGGCCTACCGCCTCCGCGAGCGGGAATGGCAACTCGCCGTCGCCGAACTCGAGGTCGCCGCATGACCGGCGCATGGGAAGAGCAGGCCCGCTGCCGCACTGTCGGCGCCGGCCCGTTCTTCCCCGAAGGCAACGGCGGCAAGTTCCGGGCTGCCGCGGAAGAAGCCAAGGCCGTCTGCGCCTGGTGCCCCGTCCGACAGCAGTGTCTCGAGCTCGCCCTCGAGCTCGAGGGCACCACGGAGCTTGCACGCCGGGCTGGCGTCTGGGGCGGCACGACACCCCGCGAACGCGTGGCCATCCACCGGCAACGCACCACCACCGCCGCCTGAGCGCACGACAAAGGCCCCGCACAGCGGGGTCAAGGAGGAGAAGGAGGAGGGACGTGTCAGGACTCGGAGTCAGCGGCGTTGCGGTCCAGCCGGCGCTGGATGGCCTGCTTCTTCCGCCAGGCGTTGACGCGCGAGTGAACGTGCCGGCGCATGTCGTCAGCGCGCGACGTCCCCTCTTCGGTGCACAGCTGACCGTAGGCCTCCCACATCTCGTCATCGATGCGGACCATGCGGCCGGGCGTCCCTCTCGTCGTCATGTCGACAGAGTAGCTGACCCCTCACTGACTAGGCACCCCTGCCTCCCGATGCGTGTTGCTGATGTATTGCTTGTGCCTATACACCCTGAGGTACAGTCGAAGCGTGCCGAGGGATCGGCAGACCGCTCGAACGGGCCGCCATAACGGCCTGGTTCCACGCGCCCTGATCCCCATCCACACCCCGCAGAAGGAAGCCCCATGGCCGAGAAGGACAAGCGCACCTACGTCAAGGTGCACGACGGTCTCCCGGACCACCCGAAGATCATCGAAGCGGGCGGCGAAGCCGGCTGGCTGTACATCTGCGGTCTCGCCTACGCCTCCCGGCAGCTCACCGATGGCGTCATCCCGAGCCGCCTCGTGCCCCGCCTGACCGACGGAAGCAAACCCGAAGCAAGTGCTTCGGCCTTGGTGCGCGTCGGCTTGTGGCACGAAGGCGAACACGACTGCCCGCACTGCCCCGAAGCAGGCGCCGACACCTACGTCATCCACGACTACCTCGAGCACCAGCGGTCAGCGGCAGAGGTCGCAGACCTCCGTGCAAAGCGAGCAGCCGCAGGTCAGCGCGGCGGCAAGCGCTCCGGCGAGTCCCGCCGCGCAGCCTCCGAAGCCGAAGCAAACCGCGAAGCAAGTGCTTCAGCAAAAGCGAAGCAAGCGCGAAGCAAAAACGAACCAGAGACAGAGACAGAGACAGAAGAAGAAGAAAAGACTTCTCGAACTCCTGCGGAGCCCGAGGACGCGCCGGCCCGACACGACGTCGAGCGCGTCTGCAAGCACCTCGCCACGGTGATCGAGAAGGGCGGCGACAAGCGGCCCCGCATCACCGCCAAGTGGCGCACCGACATGCGGCGGCTCATCGACATCGACGGCGTCACCCCGGACCAGGCCATCGCTGCCATCGACTGGGCCCACGCCAGCGACTTCTGGAACGCCCACATCCTCACCCCGGCCAAGCTCCGCGAGAAGTTCCCCACCCTTCGCCGGCAGGCCGCAAACGAGCAGCGCCGACAGCAGCCCGCCGGGCCCCCGACCGCACCCCGCCACATGACCGAAGAGGAGAAGCAGCGTGCACTCCAGTTCTGAGGAACCCACCGGCTTCCGCTCGTGGATCAATGAGCGCCGCGACGCCGCCGTCGCCTCGTTCGCCGCCAAGATCCCCGCCATCTACCAGCCGCAGATCGACCTGGACCGGCGCGCCCTCGACTGGGCCACCGGATGGGCCGACTGCCGCAGCCTGTTCCTCACCGGCCCGATCGGCGTCGGCAAGACCCACACCGCATGGCAGGCCACCGCGAAGTGGGTGCACGGGTTCTTCTCGGGGGAGTACCGCGGCACCCCGGTTGTCGAAGCATGGCGATCGACCAGCCTCTTCGACGCCCTCCGTCCCGACGCGCATGAGACGTCTGGGCGGGCGATTGTCCGCGCCCTGCAGCACGCCGACCTTCTGTTCATCGACGACCTGGCCGCGGCCCGCTCCTCGTCGTGGACCCAGGAACGCTTGTACGAGATCTTCGACGACCGGTACACCAACCGCCGGCCTGTGCTCATCACCTGCGACGTGCTGCCCAGTGACCTGCATGAGGTTGTTGGTGAGCGGGTCACGTCCCGGCTTGCCGAGATGTGCCGTGCTGGCGTCGTCGACCTCGAGGGCGCCGACCGGCGCAGGGGCGGTGTCGTCGCATGAGCGTGTACTACTCGGACGAGCAGGTGACGCTGCTCCTCGGCGACTCCCTGGAGCAGTTGCGTGCCCTGCCTGACGGCTCGGTCGACTGCATCGTCACCAGCCCGCCCTACTACGGCCTGCGCGACTACGGCACCGAAGGGCAGTACGGGCTTGAGCCGTCGCCAGCCGAGTACGTCAAGACGATGCGAACCTTGTTCGCAGAGGCCCGCCGGGTGCTCGCCGACGACGGCACCCTGTGGCTCAACCTCGGCGACAGCTACGCAGCCGCAGGCGGTCACACCGACCCTGGCGGCACGAGCCAGCTCCAAGGGCGTCGCGTTCAGCTCATGCAGAACATGCCGTCGAAGCCGGCCGACCGGCCAAAGAAGAACCTGCTCGGCATCCCGTGGCGCACCGCGTTTGCGCTTCAGGACGACGGTTGGATCCTGCGCAACGAGATCATCTGGCACAAGCCGAACGCCATGCCGGAGTCGGTGCGCGACCGGCTCAGTAGCAGGCACGAGCACCTGTTCCTCTTCGCCAAGTCCGAGCGGTACGCGTTCGACCTGGACCCCATTCGGGAGCCCATCGCCCATCCCGGCAAGTCGCGCTCCGTGGGGCGCCACCAGTCAGGGACGGACAAGGCCCATGGGCGTGGTCAGACCGGACTACTGAGCGACGGGCACCCGGCCGGCCGCAACCCGGGCGACGTCTGGTCTATCCCGACGAGGCCCTACCCGGCCGCCCACTTCGCGGTGTTCCCGATCGACCTGCCGCTCCGCTGCATCAAGGCCGGCTGCCGACCTGGCGGCACCGTCCTCGACCCGTTCTCCGGCTCCGGCACCACCGGAGCAGCAGCCCGCCAGCTCGACCGCCGGTACATCGGCATCGACCTCAACCCCGCCTACCACGACCTCGCCAAAGAACGGTTCGCCCAGGGCGCCTTCTTCTTTGGCGACGAGGAGATCTCCGCATGAGCACCGACATCTGGGACGCCCCGCTCGACGAGCAGCCCCTCATGCCCACTCGCCCCTGCGACATCGAGGCCGAGCAGATCCTTGCCGCCACCGCCATGAGCCGGCCCACGATCGTCGACGAGCTCGCCATGCAGGGCTTCGACCCCGCCGACTTCACCGACGACCGCTACCGCTGGGTCTGGTACGCCGTCGAGGAACTCGCTTCCAGCTTCGAAGCCGGAGAGATCCGGTACCTGCCCGTCGCCCGCCAGCTCGAAGCCTGGCGTGCCGAGGGCCGCATCCCCACCATCCCGCTCACCGAGCACCAGCTGCGCGACCTGTACAACTACGCCCAGCCCGGCAGCGAGGGCTACTTCGCCGACCGGATCACCCGCAAGGGCATCGCCGCCCGGCTCGTCGCCCACGGCCACAACAGCATCACCCGCGGCAACTCGGCAGCGTTCGACCCGGACGAGGACATTGCCGCCGCGCAGACCGAAGTTGACGGCCTTGTTCGCGTCTCCAGCGAAGGCGAGACCACCCTCGTCGGCGGCCTCCTCGAAGGTGCCCTCACCCGAGCCATCACCCCGCCCACGAACGACGACCGCGTCCCGACCGGCTTCATCGACCTCGACAGCCTTCTCTGCGGCGGCTGGGCCCCCGGGCAAATGATTGTCGTCGGCGCCCGTCCGGCGATGGGCAAGACCACGTTCGGTCTCGGTCTCGCCCGCGCCGCCGCCATTACCAACGGCATCCCGGCCCTGTTCGAATCGCTGGAGATGAGCGAGGACGAGCTCGCCAACAGCATCCTGTCCGCCGAGGCCTCGGTCGCCCTCCATCACATCAAGCTCGGCATCGCCGGCGACAACGATCGCGACCCGCAGCGCATGGCGCGTGCCGCGGCGAAGATCGCCCCTGCGCCGCTGCACATCAGCGACAACGCGCACCTGTCCATGCCCGTGCTGCGTGCCCGGGTTCGCAACCTCGTCCGCACCGCCGGTCTGCGGCTCGTCGTCGTCGACTACCTGCAGCTGATGCAGGCGCCGCGTGCCGAGTCCCGCCAGGTCGCCGTCTCCGAGATGTCCCGGCAGTTGAAGCTCCTCGCCAAGGAGTTCCAGATCACGGTCGTGGTCCTGGCCCAGCTCAACCGTGGACCCGAGCAGCGCACCGAGAAGAAGCCCATGGTCTCGGACCTCCGCGAGTCGGGGGCGATCGAGCAGGACGCCGACATCGTCATCCTGCTCCACCGCGAGGACGCCTACGAGAAGGAATCGCCTCGCGCCGGCGAGGCCGACCTGATCGTCGGCAAGCACCGCGGCGGCCCGACAGCCACGATCACCACCGCCTTCCAGGGCCACTACGCCCGCTTTGTCGACATGGCCCAGACATGAGCTGGGAGCCGTCCGACGAGGACATCACCGCCGCCCGCGACCAAGGCGACCTGAAGAACCTGCTCCTCCTCGCCGCAGGCATCACCCCGAAGGTCCCCAAGCAGCGGCCCCAGCCGGAACCCGAGAAGCCCTGCTTCCACATCCGCCGCCCCGGGGCCTGGCCTTGCGGCACCGCCCCGTCCGGGCCGACACCCGAACCGTGCGCCGACTGCCGAGACGGGAGAACCCCGTGACGGACACCTGCCCCAACTGCCTCGCCCCCGGCATACCGCCCGCGAAAGAGCGCCGACGCGGCGACCAGATCGCCCACGGCTACATCTGCCGCTGCGGCCACCGCTGGGCCACCACCCGATCCGCCCAGGCCTACGCCGTCCCCGGTCGACCCCAGCGCCGCGCCGCATGACCGCCGCCGGCC